AAGTATAAAATAAAAATAAAAGTAAGGTTTAAGTTTTTAGTAAATCCGGATCCACTTCGGGTGATCGTTTTATAATATGAGTTTTAGAAAAAGTTATTAAAAAAAATAAAAATAATTGTTAATATTATATAAAATGGGTAAATCTACTATACCAGAACCAATAATGGGAATATTAATTGGTTTCTTACTATCATGTTTATTGTCATGTTGTTCTTGGTCTTCAAGTATGTATTTAGCAGGACGAGCTGTGAGAGGTGCGGCTAGAGCTGTTAAAGATGTTCGCGAAAATATCGTGGTAGAACGAAAAGTGGAAGTTGAGGAAGTTGAGGAAGTTGAGGAAGTTGAGGAAGTTGAGGAAGTTGAGGAAGTTGAGGAAGTTGAGGAAGTTGAGGGAGTTGATATAAAGAACGTTAAATCAACACCCTTTACAATCCCTCATCAAATCGCAAGTGGTGCCGATGGATGGTGTGTGGCCGATGGTAAAACTGTACATCAGGATGTTCCGGGGTGTGGTCGAATATGTTCAAGTTGGGAGTATATTGGGAGTAAAAACAAAGGGTCGTGGGGTTTATGGGGTGATAATCAAAATGGTATTGATTGTCCAGCCGCCGAGTTAGACCAGGTATGGGAATTAACTGGGGGTTCTACTAGTGGGAGACCAAATAGACGACTTACGGTTGGTAAATATAGTGAATCTGAAATATGAACCAATAATATTAGGTTAAAACAAAGGATCTAGATATTTATAAATGAAACCTATAATTAAGTGGGTCGGAGGAAAGACTCAGATTTTAGATAAAGTTTTAGAATCTTTTCCGAAAGAAATGAATAATTACCACGAACTATTCGTGGGTGGTGGTAGTGTTCTATTCGGTTTACTCGAGAGTAAAGATATTACCGTGAAAGGTAAAGTATATGCGTACGATAAAAATCAAAAATTAATAAACATGTATAGGCAAATCCAAACAAATCCAAATGAAATACACGATCATTTAATTAAACTCTTTACCACATATGATACACGAACCGGTACGGAAGTAAACCGTAAACCAGAATCTGAAGAAGAAGGTCTAACATCGAAAGAAAGTTATTATTATTGGGTACGTAAAACGTACAATGATTTGATTCCAATTACACCCATACACACCGCGACATTAATTTTTCTAAACAAAACGTGTTTTAGGGGTTTGTATAGAGAGGGACCTAATGGGTTTAATGTACCTTATGGACACTATAAAACTACACCTGTAGTAATACCGTTAGAAGATGTATTGAAAATACAAGATCTTATAAAAAATGTGGTTTTTAAATGGTGTGATTTTAGGGCCGCATTCACACAAACTATAAACGATGGTGATTTTATATATGCGGATCCCCCGTATGCACCGGAAAGTGTTCGAAGTTTTGTAGGGTATATGCGAGATGGATTTGATATAGATGATCATGAAGATTTATTTAATTTATTAAAACAGTCTGATATTGATTTCGTCATGTCTAATGCAAAAGTCTATCTTGTAACCAATAGTTTTAAAGATTACAAGATTGAAGATGTTCCGGTGAGACGCGCTATCCATTCAAAAAACCCAGGTTCTTCTACAATAGAGGTTCTTGTACATGGATGTAATAGAGAAATGGCTTAAAAAAAAGATACATATGAAATATATAAAAAATGTCTCTTGAACAAGATTATACAACAGTACCAGGTCAATTATTTGCGTGTCTTTCTATTGTAGGACCAGAAGCGCCACAAAAGAACGATAAGTTCGGAATTAAGATTAGGGGTGCATTTAATTCACGAGATGAAGCTGCTTCTCATGCCAAACGTCTTCAAAAGGAAGATTCGACCTTTGATATTTATGTCGTAGATATGTATAAGTGGTTGTTAATTCCACCAGATCCGGTTCAAATTGAGGACGCGCATTACGCTGATGAAAAGCTCGAAGAGCTTATGTCGGGGTATAAGGAAAATCAAGCTCAAGCTGCTGCCATGTTTGCTGAACGTAAGCGTGATATGATGGCGGCTAAGGCACCGGGTACGGATAAATATTTTAAGAGTGGTGACGAAAATTCCAAATTTTATACTAAACCGGACGAGGCTCCGATTAGTCATCCAGCAGAAGTTTTGGAACGTCTTCAAAAGGAAAAGCCAGACGCGGATATGGAAGATCTTGTTAAGGAAGCGGATGAAATTGTTGCACAAGAAATAAAGGAAAGAAAGGAAAAGAGGGAAAAAGAGGCTAAGGAAGCGCTTGAAAAAGAGGCTAAGGAACGTGGTTTTGATTCAGTCGAAGCCATGCAAAAAGCCGATGATGATAAATTGGTGGAGGAAGAAGCAAAGAGAGTTCAGGTTGAAAACTCAACGGAAGCTCAGATTAAGGAAGAAGTGGATACTGGGGAGGAAGAAGTAACTTCTGATGATAAGGAAAATACACAAGTCTAAATTATTTTTGTTATGTAATTGTAAGTATGTTGAGTATTATATTGAACATAATCACCATTCTTATTGTACTATTTTCTGTTGGTTTATTTTTACGATTGTATAGAGATCGAAAAAGTAAATCAGATAGAGCAGACCCTGTTACTGCATCTGAGGTTGCAACTGATATTATGAAAGATCCACTCGTTGTAAGTCGAGCATATTTTACTGAAAAGAGATATGGACCTATTGGTAATTTTGATGGCCAACAAACACCTTCCGAATATTTATGGATAAGTGGTAAGCCTATCCAGGTCTAAGTATAACTGGTTGCATGGTTTTACCCATAAAAAATCCAAGTAAAAAAGCGACGAATATGATAACGTACCCTGTTTTATCTAGATTTTCAAAAATATCGTATTTAATTTGTTTTTCTTGGTGTTGTGGTGCATACATATGCTGAGGCGGAATATAATATTGATCGTCACGTTCCGGTTCAGTTTCTTGTTCTATGTCTTTTGAATCGTTAATGAAATCGTCTGGGTTGTATTCTATTGGCGTACCAACTTCTGCTTCCATTATATAGATTTTAATTTTATTTTTTTAAGCTCATTATTCCTCATCTGAATATTCCTCTTCGTCTTCTTCGGAATATTCTTCGTCATCATTATCATCATCAACTACGAATCCTTTTAAGTTTCCGTGTTCATCTCCATCTGAATCATATTCGGAGTCAGAATCATCATCTTCTTCGTCATCCGTACAAAAATCTTCGTCGTCACTTTGGAGTAAATCGACATCCGAGTTATATTCGTCTTCTTTATAATCGTCTTCAACTTCTTCCTTTAATTCTAAACGTTGTGGAGCCCTTGATATTCTTCCCGAACGAGTTTTAACACCAATAGCCATGTTTTAAGATAATAAAACAGAATTCTTTTAAGTATTTTTACTCAGTTAGTGTTCGTCTTTTTATTTTTATTTCGTTTCTTACGTATAATTCTTCAAACCGTATTTTTAATTTATCTGATATGGTTCCTAATTCTTGGATTACATTTGTATCACCTGATACTGTACTGAGTGCTATTTCATCTAGATTTATTAGGGCGAGTTTCATGAACTTACGTGACAATTCGATATGTTTGTTACTGTGTTCTAAAGCTAGGTGTATATTTGCGATAAATTCTTTGTATATAGAATTGTTTAGACCTGAATATTTGATTGTTTGTTTTATTAAAGAATGTATTTGTTCTGTATCTGGTATTTCCTTAATTAAAGACGATACCATGTAAATTACAAGTGCTAAAAAAATTAAAGCTAACATTGTCTTCTATAATTTAGTGATTATTTTATCTGTGAGATCGTGAACGCGTGAAATACAATTACACTTTTGTTGTATTTTATTTTTCGTAATTTGAAAAAAAGTGTTAGTAATGTTACACTTTTTACACGAATAGGATGTATTTACCATGTATATATTTGGTTTTTTCCCCTTTTCTATTTTTGATATGGTCACAGTTTCATTTTTAATAACGTGTTTTTGTATAAATTTTGATAAAATATCTTTTACATCTTCTGGATTTTTATTTTCTTCTTCTTTTTTCGTTTTCTTTGTAACGTACTTGTTTATTTTTCCATCATTATCACCTTCATTTTTTAATTTATCTGTAATTTTAGACGGTAACTGGTGTCTTCTTCCGGTAAAATCTTTACAAAACCCAAAATGTCTCATTATGTCTGTATTAGAAAAACACTTTTGCATGATCGTGTTGTTAGCGATAAGGAACCATACGTGATTAGAATTATGGTTACATTTTTTATTTTCACAATAATGGGATGTTGTAGATACAAGAAATTGACCTTTATGTTCATACATTTTTGTTATTTTAGCCATACTTTGACCTTCGAGGTGTTTTCTAACGAAGTGTTCGACGTTTGATATAACTTCCTGATCTTTGAACTGGTTTTTGATTTGTGTAGCTGTAAAGTCGTCTTCTCTTTTTATTTTACTTCCTTCTATATTCACTGGGTCATCTCTTTCTGTTCTGAGTGTTGCCATTTGCATTATTTTAACACTCGCTATATGTCCTTCAATTGCTTCTAACATACTGAAAGGTCCACACCTATATATGAAAATGGGTCTATATTCACCTTGTGTTTCTTTCCCTGTGTTATTGCATTGTTTGCACCCCTGACCGGAACATGCTTCATGCTTACCCTTTTTATGTGACCATGGCATACGAAACCCACTTCCTTTTGTTTTTCGAGATGAACTTCCATAGACAGACTCGTCGACAATATCTTTCCATTCCTTTGAACCGTAAGCTAAGTTGAGTGTGTTTATAATATGTTCTCTAAGTGCTAAGGCAGATGATCTATTTACTACAAAATCGGTCCAGTTAATGTGAATACCCGTTTTTATAAGGTGTCCAGCTGGTTTTGGAGCAGCTACGGATATGAGAGCTTCTTTACCTCCGAATTTTTTTACCTTATCACATATCACTTTACATATACTTTCAACTTCCGAAAATGTCATTTCATCTTCGTCTTTATAGTCGAGATCTACAAAAAAGTTATAGTTTTCTGTTTTCTGTTCGACGACAAATATCTTTTCACCTGAATTATAAGCCTCTACGTACTTTTCATAAAAAGTATTCAATCTATCAAATGGCACGGAAAGGACGCCACCGTCCATGAGCACATGTGATAAATTGGAACCATTCCAGAACCCCTGTTCTTTACACCATTTTTTAAACATGGTTACTTACCAATTATTGTTTTTATTTTTTTATATTCATTAATCACTATCGTAGTGATGTCTCCAAATTGTTTTTCTAACTGATACTTCTGGATATTCTTCGTTTTCTGATAAAGACTTTTTTAGTACAAGTAGTTCATATACTTTATCATTCGTGTGTAATTCTGCATACCTGTTTGCTTTTTCTCTCGTATAACCATGTCTTTCTACGAGAAGATCTGCTATTTGCGAAAGAATATAAACCTTGGACTTCATTATTTAATAGAGAAGGTTTTTCTATTCGTTGAAGTTACACACGCGTAGAATTCTGGGTTATTAAGAACATTTTTAACTATTCGATCCCACTGTTTTTTGGTATTAAACTCTGTTAATGTTTCAAAATTCATGAAATCGTTTTCATCAAACGTTCTTTTAATTGGTTGTTTTTGTATTTTTTTAAGGTTAGTTTTTTGTTTTTCATCGTTGAACTTTTTTATGAGTTCCGATTGTTCTTGTTGTGTATAATTTACGAAAAATATGAACACATTATATTCTAATTCAACACCGGGGCTTTCTTTGACTATAAACTTGAAAGTCGTATATTCACCTTTTTTTAGAGATACAACCCCTCGTGTTTCCTCCTCTAATTCTCTCAGCGCACACCTAATTGGATTTGGAATTTCTCTTCGCCTGCACCCTCCGGTGACGAAAATCCAATCTTTGAATCTTCGATCCCGGACAGTCAGAAACTTTGGTTTGGAACCTGTAAAGGATACAGGTATAGCTATAGCCTTATATTTCTTCATTGCTCATTAGCAAGTTATAATTAAGCGAGATGATTATTCTGAGGATTCTTCCTCGCTTTCTTGATTTTCTTCTATATCATTTTCTACTTGGGCTTCGTTTGACCTGTTATTTTCGTTCATTTGAGGCGCTCCTGAGTTAACTGGAATTGGTCCTATTTGCGATAAAAATGAAGTTATTTTTCCATTCGTACCCTTGACTTCATTTAATTCGTCTTTTGTGCTTTTGAGTTCTTTGTATAGGTATAATGAACCTACTATACAGATTAGAATGGCAACAACTGTAGCGGTATCTCGATCAAACGTAAACATTATATGTATTAAAATATAAATTTATGTTTTTAAGTTCGTATAATCGCACCCATGTGTGCGCCTTTTTCCTTTGGACACTCATATCCCTGTTGAGCAAATTGAATCTCCTGGAAGTGACCTTCTTTACACTCAGCATTTTGTAATTGTTCGTGTTTTTTAGAGTCGACGAGATGATTCAAAGTTCCGGATTTGGGATCATATGTAATAATAAAAATGAAAGCAGAGAGAAAAACTAATTGCCAGAACATTTATAATAAGTGGCTAAAATTAAATTAGTTGGAATACATCAAACCACCCATACCGTTTTCGATACGGAGGATGTTGTAATTGACACCATAGAAATCATAATATTCGAACGTGTCACCTTCGACGACAAGTCTCGCGGAATCGAGCCTACTGAAGTTGAGCGACCCAGTTGGTTGGACCTTAGACGTATCGAGACAGAATGGAACCAAGATAACTGAATCGTTATTTTCACCACCAGTGCAAACATCACCGTGAGCTGTGTGGTAATAGATTGGCGCCGATGTAAAGTGTGGGGACACTGTCTTTGGGTCAGCAACATCCGTACCATTGATTTGAAGTCTCATCTTCGTGGTGTCAGTAAGTGCTTTAGTACCACTAGCGGTGTTTTCTGCGATCAAATACTTGATTGGGTGGTTAAAGTTAAGTTCTTGTGTAGCTGACCCTGATGCAACAGCTTTTTGTGTTTGTGTGACGATCATGTTTTGTGGCGTACTGGACAAAGCCGTGCGTTCATCCGTATCGAGGTGGATGAATTGAGAGAAAACTTCAACATCACTTGGTGGAGAAGCAGCCCATGTAATTCTCAATTCCACATCGTGGTATTGGAGCGCGACCAATGGGAGTGCGGATTGGGCGTTTTCGCAAAACGAAAACCTGAGTGGGTAGAATGTACCTTGACCGGCAACGTACGACGATTTAGCGGCCGTTTGGTCCATGGTAACTGGCGCGAGTTGCGCGGAAAATTTATACTCTTGTGTGTCGATGACTTGACCACCGATCAAAAGTTCAACTTTGGAAACAGCCGTTTCCCACGCGACGTGATCAGCCGATCTATCGGCGAGATAGACGTAGCCGAGCATATCACCTTTACGCTCGAACCTAACAGTGGACATACCGTTAGCAGATGGGTTGCCCTGGATAGTTTGTCTTTCGACAGTTTGGGCAAAGTTTGTGTGACGTTTATAGTTAGATCTAAAAAAAGAAACTTCGGGTTGGCCGACAAGGTGCGCATCTTGGGCGCCTACAGCAACGAGTTGAGCAATACCTCCAGACATATTTTATATTATACTAAGGTTTTTTATTTTTAAGCCCATGTATAATATGAAAGATTGAAAAAAATGAATTACGCTGCTGTGAATGAGATTGCATTCATGTATATTTTTTCCGCACCAGATGCACCAATTTTGGATACGGTCAAAAGACCGTGACTGTTCTGGTCTATGGAAACATCGGTCGTAAATGCGATAAAATCAATACCAGCTGTGATTGTTTTAAGAACTTTTCTATCTGCTCCTGACGCTACAAGGGGTACGACGACTTGACCACCACTTGGTAAGTTTGTTACGTTAAGTATTGCAACATCTGCATCTATTGATACAGCGGGTGCTGTTCCATACGTTTTGTTTTTACAATCTATTTCGAGCGTTCCCGAACCCGTAGTCCAAGTAGTTGAAATTTGTGTGTTTGTGAGTTGAAGGTTTTGGGAATATACGTTACCTCCTGTATGTACATCTTTACCAACTTCAATGTTATTCGTTGTAACAAACGCATTACCCGTAGCTGTAAGTTGTAGAACGTTTGAAGTTATATTTGAACCTACAGCTGAACTTGCAACATCGTCTAAACCGAAAGGTGACGCTGCTACATTTAAACCACCGATCGTGATAACATCGGCTGAAACGTTACCTGTAATTGTGAGTACATTGGACCCATACGTGTTAATTGTAAGGTTAGAATCTGTGGTCGCACCCCAAGCTGTACGACCAACACTGACGTTAGCCTGTACGCCTGTACCTTCCTCGTGGATAAATTCCATAGTTGAACCACCTTGTCCCCCTGAATCGTAAATCTCACCTGTCGTGTGATTAATCGCTAAAACGTTCTTTGACGATGTTCCTCCACCGACAACGTCTGGATCGACCTCAATAGCGTTAATTATTTTTAGGGGGCTTTTATTGAGAGATGTACCTGCGGTCGATTCAATTATAATATCGGTTGCGAAATCGATTCTTTTCGTAGCTGCGATATCGATATCACCCGCGGACGTTAAACCCGTGGTCGCGTTATTAAACGCGACCGTTCGTGTTGTCGTTGCACCCCCCTCTGTAATAGTCTGTAAAGTAGAAGAAACATCGTCCCATGCTACACCCGCGGCTGAACTTCTAAGGAATTTTTTACTTGATGCTGTATGAGGAGGAAGTTTATCTAACGCCGTTCCAGACGCTGGACCTAATAACAGTTCGTTTTGTGCTACTGCAGTTAAACCCGTACCACCCTTGGCGAGTAAGACTTGTGAGCTCAAATGAGTGGGGTCGAGTACAGTAAGACCTGTAGCTACACCCGTACCACCACGTGCAATAGCAACTTGACCGGTATGGGAAGCGTGGCCTAAATTTAAGCCTGTTATAGCTGAACCGGCACCTGATATAGTTGTTGCACCAACCTGTGATACGTTAATTGAAGAACCATGGAACGAATCCGCGGTCATTTTACCTGTCGTCGTGACGTTACCGGATAAGACGTTACCCCAAACGTTTGCGGTAATATACGGGTGGTTAGTTATACCACTTGCTAATGTTGGTACGATATGTGGACCAACTGGATCACTGTGTGTGTATGCGATCGTATATTCCTTCTCATCACCTCTAAAACCATGAACAATATTTGAAGTACTCATGGTCATGACCATACCCAAATCAATATTATCACTCGAGTTATTGTTACCGACCTCTATAATTGGATCGTTAATCGTTAGACTGTTTTCATGACGAGCAGTGATGTTTCCTACGACGTGTAAATTACCTGTAATTTCAACATTTGAACCTAGTGTCACGAGATCGTCTCCGTCGAATTGGAGTTTTGGGTTCGTTGATAATACTTTACCTCCATCTATAAACGGAATACGGTTAGCATCTAAATCTTGTGTTGTAATCGAACCGGTTAGCGTTGATGTATCCAAAGTTGCGTCTGATATTGTTGTTGTCCATTGAGGTACATTTCCATTCATATGTAAAATTTGTTTATCAGTCCCTTTAACGAGTCTGTTTAATGAATTAGCATTATCTGAATATAATATATCACCTTGTGCATACGCATTTTGACCCGTACCACCTTTGGTTTCGGGTACTACGGGTAAAACGGTATCACTGAGTGTGTTATTATTGTATTGTACTACATTTGCTGCGTTAATACCCGATATTTTTGCACCATTACCTTCCAGTGTAGTAGCTTCTACGAATCCGGTAACGAGACCTCCGGTTTCTATGACATTGGATGTTGTATTCGAACCTATGGGACCACCACCGACGATCTCATCTAGTGTAGATGCAACGTCCATCCACGTGGGTACGCCCGTTCCTGAATCAAATTTTAAATATTTATCGTTCGCTCCCGATGCGGTTATTGGTGCTAATGTTGTTGGTCCCGATGCGTAAAGCATATCACCTGTATTGTATGTACCAATGTTGGTACCACCACGCTCAACATCAAGTATCCCCGTATCTATATGTTCGGCGCTTATATTTGTTATATTTGCACCATCACCTTGAAACGTACCTCCGGATGACGCAATAATATTTTGGCCTTCGATAGAGGTAGATACCGTTATTTTACTCGCTGTTATTGTATTTGAACCTGCAATGTTACCGAATATTGCGTTATCGTTTGGGTTTCTTACGAAGACGTTACCACCGATATCGACGTTGCTCGTTGTAAAAATACTACTCGCTGCTATTGTATTAGCCCCCGCAATATTACCATAAAGCGCACTACCCGATTCTCTTATAAAAACATTACCACCGATATCGACGTTACTCGTTGTAAAAATACTATTATGAGCATTTGAAAATATGATTGTATTTGACGTGATATTACCTTGATTTGTTATATTTTCCATCGTAAGATTTGAAAGGTAATACGAATCACCTCGGTAATTTTGTGCATTGACGTTACCGACCGTATCTAACGCGAATTCTGAAGCATTTGGTATATTGAATACAGTTTGACCTAAAGCACCTATAGTTAATTTGTTTTGGGGGTTCGTATTTGCAATGGCAACGTGATCTGTTGCTTGTAAATCTCCCGAATGTATGATCCCAGAAACTTGGATTTTGTTTGTTTTATTTCCATCTATAGCAACGGCGTTTAATGTTGTTTTGAAGTTATCTGATCTTATCGTACCTGATGAAACGATAGTTTCGTTTGTATTTGTAAAAATTGCAGTATTAGATGACGTATTACCTAAATCAATTGCTGATGCTAAATCTACACCACCTAGGAGGGATGTAGGAACACTTGAATCAACAACTTCTTTTGTGGTCGCCGAGTAACCCACAAGGTTAGAACCTGCTATTTCCGCGACCCGTAAAGGTGTCATATATATAGAATTTGGTGTGGGTGTATCAATGGCAATATCTGAAGCATTGAACACGATTGTGTTTTCAGCCTGATTATCCAAAGCATGTTTACCAAACCGGATTTTGGTAGACCGCTCGATGGTAGGTATGTTTTTAACCATTTAATATAAGTATGTATTTTAATTTGCGTAGATAAGACCGGCCATACCATTTTCAATTCTGAGTATATTGTAATTAACCGCGTATATCGGATCGGTTATTTTCATTGTTTGGCTAATTACCTTAGCTGAATCTAAACGACTAAAATTGAGAGTTCCTGTCGGCTGGAGCGAACTCGTTGAAATACAAAAACAATGTAAAAAGAAATCGGGTGACGTTACAAACGTCGTGTGATAATAATTTGGTACTTCCATGAAATGGGGTTTTCCGTATTTAAAATTGCATATATCTTGACCGTTAATTTCTATTTTGATTTTATTGGTATCTGATGTTAATGCACCTCCCGTGGTTGTATCTGAACACGCGAGATACTTTACCGGGTGGTTAAATACGAGTTCCTGTGCAAGTTCGTTCGATGGTAAGCTTTTCTGGACTTGTGTGATGAGCATGTTATGGTTTCTCGAGGCGATATTACCACGTTCTTCGTTATCCAAATAGTAATAGTTCGAATAACAGTCAAATTCGTAGTTTTCAGCTTGCGAACCCCAGTGAATTCTTAATTCAACTTCGTGGTATTGTAGTGCGATTATGGGTAAAGCACATTGCGCACCTTCACAAAAGAAGAATCGCAAAGGGTAAAAATATGAACGAGCACTTATACCTGGGTGCGTACCTAATGCGCTTTTAGAAATATTGGATGCGAACGTATCAATGGCGATTTTCTCTGTAAAAACGGCGTCTTGGGTATCTATAACCTGACCGCCTATGAGTAATTCGACTTTATCTATGAGATAATCCCACCTTTCAACGTCGAGTGCTTGTGTGGAATTGTGTATAGTTAGATACGTGTATCCTAAAAGGTCACCTGATCTTGGGAATTTGACCGATGACATAGCGTTATTTTTCACAGATCCCTGTATCGTTTGCTCTTCTATGGATTGTGAAAAATTAGAGTGTCGCTTATAACTGGAACTAAAGAATGAAATTTCTGGTTCGCCCATTATGTGCTTATCTTGAGCACCAATAGCGATTAGTTGTATAACACCAGAAGACATTTATAATAATAAAAGGTTTAAATTATACCTACGAGACGCCCTGAAAATTATTTTTTGTAGGGTAAATTTCTTTTTTTGCAAACGAATTTAAAAACGAAAACAGCGTCACCACATGCAGCTGCGTCACCATTCTGTTTATCTAAATTAAAAGTTAATCTATCGAGTGTTCGAATTGGGTTATAATATTGTTGGATAATTGGGTACTCGTTTCTGAAAAAAACTGCTTTTTGTGCTCCCCCGGCATGTAATGTGTGTTCGCATATAATCGTACCAAAAATTCGGTTAAGGTGGTTATCGGCATCGTCGAGATCTTTTTTACCTCGTTGGGTAAAATTTGTCTTGAGTTCTTCTATACCAATGTGTATGCACCTTTGAGAATCACCACTTGTGTTAATGCTCGCGGCGAGTAATTGTACTTGTACGACATTTTCGAGCGGTGTTGGTAAATGAAGTGTAAAATCTGTATTATCTGCACCGTGATCTAAGTTATCGAGTATAACCGTGTGATGTTCGTATTCGAAATCGGGTAAAGTGGACTGACTAGTCACTAAAGCCATTTATATATACTGGAGATTTTACTTCATCTTATAGCCCGCTTGTGCCGCGACCAATTTTTGGCCACCACAAACACCACCTCTACTGTCGGAGTAGTAGGAGTTTTTGAGACATTCTTCCTTGGATTCGAGGTCGAAGAGCGAACCTTCATCTGTTGTTTCGATCGTGACTGGGCTGTATCCGCTCGTTCTCAAAAATTGGAGAATGCAGATGAGGCCGAAGACGATCACAATTGCCTTGAGAGTATTTTTGTTTGTAGAGTTGAGTTTCATTTGTATTGAACATATATTTTTTTTATAAAGTGCGTTAAAGAAATTAGAATAGTTTCAATATAAAGATTAATGGACGGAGAGATTATACTTAATCGTAATGACACAAACGTTATGAAATTAGATGATAACGAACAGGCTCTTATGAACGAGATTGAAATCGAAGTTCCTCGACCTCAGCCTGTGAAAAAGCAAATGCCGAAACACATGCACACTCAGTTCACGCCACCACCAGTACAGACTTTCCAGGAAGACATTGATTCTTTTGCAAATCCCGATAAACAAAACCGACCCTCGGTTCCGCTAACTGAGGAACCCGTTGATTATGGTGAGTACGAAGTTGAACCAGAACCGGGGTATCCATATGATTATGGCGTACCCGACGGTGGTATGGAAGAGGATAAACCATCACCTGGTTTTAAAACTATCGACGAGGAGAAGGCCGATCTCGTAAACAAACTTGGTCGGTTAGAAAAAAAAGGTTTTACGGTGAATAAGCGTTTGAATGCATATTCACCTATAGATGAACTTAGAACAGAAGTTAAGAGAATTACATATAGCATAGACGTAGATAAATCGATAAAGTTTTCGAGACGTATGCTTATTGCATGTACGACGGGTCTCGAGTTTTTGAATAAAAAATATAACCCGTTCGAAATTCAGCTCGACGGTTGGTCCGAGAATGTCATGGAGAACGTCGATGATTACGATGAAGTTTTTGAGGAACTTTACGTGAAGTATAGAACGAAAATGCACGTCGCCCCAGAAGTTAAACTTATAATGATGCTTGGTGGATCAGCTATGATGTTCCACTTAACAAATAGTATGTTTAAATCAGTCATGCCGAACATGAACGATGTGATTAAACAGAACCCCGAATTAGTACAAAATATGATGTCGGCCGTTCAAAATACGGTCCCTAAGTCGCAACAACAGGGTGACGATAAGGTAGATGCAAACGGAAGACGTGAAATGCAGGGTCCAGGTTTAGACATTTCGAGTCTTATGGGTAATATTATGATGCCACCACAACCTTCCATGAGCACAACGCATTTGAATAAACCAGACGATGATATGGTCGATTTTGAAGACGATATTTCGGATATAGCCGAACCACCAGCAGACGATATTAAGGGGACTAAGGGTGACGATGAAAGTGAAGTGAGGGAAGTTAAGGTTACTCAGACCAAGTCTAAACGCGGTGGTGGTAAGAAGAAAAAATCGGTCGAAATTAATTTGTAAGTAATATATAAATGATAGGATATTGTCCTTTAGACGAGGAACCTATTGAGAGACCTTCATGGAGTCAGGAGGAATCGATACCTCAGCCAAGGGTAGCAAGACGTCGTCGCGAGATAACGTCTTTCCTAGGCGAGGACGATACCGAATGTAATTTTCTCGTTATGTTTTTTATCGTGGGTGTTATTACACTCGCGATTATGGATTCGCTTCCACTAAAAAAGTAGTGGGTTAAACCATCTACCATCCTGTTTGTTCCAGCATGGTAAATGTGATTTTACTTAATTTTATTTTAATTGTTCGGGTACGACGTATCCGTCACTGTCAGTCCAATTTGTATCGTACATGTGTTGATCTTTTCTTTCGCCTATAACTAACCAACTAACATTTGCGGTAGAAGACGCGTTTTGACACGATATTGTAAGAGTGTTTCCAGATACGGACCCTTTCACTGCGTCCCAATCGGATTCGTTCGTTGTAAAACACTGAGTGTTTCTATTCAGCGCTTCAAATGTACCATTTGTCATTTTAGAAACGGTATCTAAGTTTATAGAAGCACTTCCATTTACTAGATCAACTTTACCTCTGTATATGAGATCGGCTTTTGGACCTTCTATGAAAGAGTGGTAAAGATTGTGTGTATTACTCATACTTGTAAGTGGGTGATCAATTGTAAATGAACCACTGGATTTTGTAATGTTGCCATTAACATGAAGTGTAGAAAATGGATTATTGGTTCCGATACCAACATTACCATTACTGAGTATTGTTAATCTTTCTGTATCTGATGTACTAAAGACAAGATTATTACTACCTATTTCTGATAAACCTCGTGATTTTATAAAACCACCGGCTATTATGGCTTGATCTGGTGCGCCTTCATTATACAGATCAGCGGCCGAGTTATAATCTGGTACAACTCTTTTACCTGCATAATTGGTACCATCGGTAGCTATAAAACGTTTGAAGTTACCAAGTGCATAACCGTCCGTACCTTGATACCCTGTTTGAAAACCTGCACTTCCAGGTACGTTACCAAAATATACATCGTCCATAAAAGTTACGGTACGCATAGTCCATGGACCATACGTGTTAGTTGACCATAGATCGGTACTATTACCTCCTGTTGATTGTGCTTGAAGGGTTTGTGATACACCGTTTATCCATAATTGTGTAGTTGCCGTACCAGTATTAGGAGTAGCACTCGGTGTATTATCGTATTTAACGCATATATGATACCATTTATCCTGATCAAATGTATATGATGTTGAATATGTCATATTAGCCGGAACGTTTTTATAGTTTATCGCAAAACCTGAACTTGTAACTATATGTGTAACACTATCAGGAGTACCTGCGTTGTTGTTTTTCACTCCGTATATTTGTTTATTGAAATAATTCTGTGACATTAATGGCATAAACCAATACGACGTTGTAATTATGCCATGATTACTAGATGTTAATTGATCGCCAGTTATAGGACAAAATACATCCATGAGCCTACCATTTGCATAATTAATGTGACTTCCATTAAAAACTAAAGCGTTATGTGTATCACTATAAGGCGAACCCCCTGAATTTAATGTTAATTTTAACTGGTATCTATGTTGTACCCCCGATCCATGACTGGGTTGTTTCCAATAAAATTGCCACCACGGGTTTCTTTCGTGTACATCATTTTTACAATACCAATCCCCATCTTGAAAGAAACAGTGTTTAGACATGGTATTATAATGTATAGATAAACCATCAACTATTACATTAGATGCTTCATGATTGTTTATAAAAAGTTTTCCACCTTGTATATCTTGTGAGCCTGCAACTACAAGCCTATGATTGATGAGAGGATTTGCCGGTGTATTTGGACTTTCGTGAGTTTTATCCGATCTTTGATTGGGGTAAGCTGTAGTCATGTCCAATCCATCATTTTCTTTGATATCAGTATCATCGAATTCGGGTACGCCTATACCAACGTTACCTAAACCCGTTAATGTTAATCTATTATAAATTCCACTCGCTTCTTCTAACGTTTTAGAAAAATCTTCACCGTTTTTAGACCATACTTGTCTATTTGAGTCCGCTGGTATGGGATTATTTTCAAATACCATACCCTCTAAACATATTGTTGGTGCTTTTAGCCGTATTCTATCTGGACCGTGTGTATTAGACCCTCTTACATGTCCCGATTTGTATATTAACAATTCAGTTTTATGAATATCACCCGTATACTGTGCCGTGTTTTGTATATACGTTTTGAATAAACCATTTTCCATGACTGGGTTACCAAACATGAGTTTTCCGGGTTTGGTATCTGAATCTAGATAAGACGTATCCCCACCTACTGTTAAACTTGAACAGTCTAGATTCCCTCCTAAACTTGTTTTTCCAATCATTTTTATCGTTGGTGTGAAACGTTTAAATGTAAATACGGTCGAACCATTTGACCAATTACGATCTGAACCCGTTTGTCTTTGTTCGTTTCCGTATAACTTTCCATCAAAGTATAAAGCTGAAAAGATTACAAATTCGCCATTTTTTGATATCGATGTAGGTAAACCACCGAACTCTTTACTTTCTGATTCTTCGTGGTAATTAACCCAGCTTTTACCGTTCCAATCCATTAAATTATATGTATTTGGACCTGCACCCAACCCACTACCGGGGGACCCTTGACTGACGTTTTGCCATGCATTTGTAGGTTGGCCTGGTTGGGGATTATATTCCCAATACACGGTATTTTCTACAAACCCATTACCAATTACAATACGCGTACCGTCGTAATTCATGTGTAAGGTAGCCCCGAACCCTACTGATGTATTTACTATTGGTTTATCGGTCATATAAATATATTGTGGTATTGATGAAGTCGCTGGGTCTTGTTCCCATTTTGCACTAAAAAAACATTGCCTACCTGGAGCTGAAGCTGCTATTATACTACCATCCCTATTTATAGCAACATGGTGTCCAAATGCAGCCTGTGTGCGTATTTTTTGTCCTCCGTTTTCTGCTGTATTATTTGTAACTCTCTTAACATTTGAAAATTCGGCTGAAAACGTTTCTGTATATGTAGGAAATCCTATATTTGTTGACCCCCATGGCATGGCACGTGAAGTCCATGTATACCCTCCTTGTCCGAATGTTCCGGATTCTTCATATACGCGTACCTCACCAGGCTCATACTGAGCAGTAGTACTGGTTTGTATCGATGGGTTAACCGATCCGGGGGCACCAATTATAACAACTTTGCCGTCTCCGGATATTTTACACGAATACCCAAACCCGGAATTTTGAGGACCACCTTCCGTTCTTCGATTTTGTATTGCGGAATCTTTGGGCCAACTATATATATAAACTTTGGGGTAAGTACTTGGATCTCCAATGACAAATCTAGAATCGTCGTCATCAGCTATATCTACGGACCAACCAAACATATCACTTCCTGAAATATAACTCGGGACGTTCGTGTTGGCGCTTTCTTTACGCTGTGCCCAAGTTGATCTATTGTTATTAGTCGCATCGAAAACATAAACCCTGTTATTTCCATACGAACCTATTACCAAAGTATCACCCGTTGCATCTATAGCAATTGAACATCCAAAATATGTTGTAGCGTTAGGGTTTCCCTCGGGGTCCTGTATCACTGTTCGAAATTGAGTACTTGTTTTATTGGATGTATATACATACACTCTTCTATTACCAGCAATTGCAAATACAGTACCAGCATTATTTATGGCTGAACACTGACCAAAAGAACTGTCTGTGAATGCTGGATTCACACCACAAGCATTTAAATTATCATATTCTGAAGGGTAAAGTTGAGGTACAAGTTCTTCAGACATTATAGTATATTAATCCATTTTAATTAGTCTGGATCAGCGTACGCACTTTTTGTGTTACTACCTATACCAAAATTTATAATCGTATTATTTCTTTCCCCTTGAATAGATATACCTGAAAGATTACCCCCATATCCTATGAAACCGCTAGACGATGAACTGAAAATATCGCCTGAGACCGACAATTTATGATCGGGGACTGTGTTCGATATACCAACATTCGAATCCCTATTTATAGTTGTACTATATGAACCAGTACCTGCGGTCCATAGAGATGATCCTCCACCACCTCCACCAAACGTTTGTGCGACCCCGTTAATCCTGAAACTACTACCAGTCGACATGTTAATATCACCTGCAACGTCTAACGTGTAACCTGGAGTCGTTGTCCCAATACCAATTTTACCACTATTATCAAGTATCATTTCCGGTGTCCACGTACCAATTTTCCCATGAATATCAATATTGGTAATATTTATTTGAGTACTGCTAAGTGCTATAGGTGAAACCTCATTCACAATAAATAAAATTCTATCGTAGGGATCTTCGTTATTTATATCCGGTGTTCTAGTGAATACGGTTTGTGTGTAACCTGTACCACCCCAATATATCCCTTTATCACCAGTATCGTATATAAGATTGTAGTTTACACCATCGTTACTACCGAAAGTATATGATATTCTCGGTTTATGAGAATTGTATTCAACGCCTATATCTAATTTTTCGACGAAAATTTTATTTGGTAATTGAATTTCTATCCATTCACCTTTATACCCGGGAACCTTTTCTGTTGTACCTATATATCCCCAATTATAAAGAGTATTGTTACCGGGAGACCAACTATTGTTCCATTGGTCATGTACATCATCAAACGCTCTCCACGCATTCGATGCACTTATAGATGCACTTACCGTATATCCAGATGAAGTATTAGACGTTAATGCAACTGTAGGAAAAACGGTGCTAGCACCGAGTTGGTATGTTCCCCACGTTGAAGATGATCTTGTTGCTCCAGAAATTCCAAATTTTGCGCTAGTTTGGTTATTAGCCCAATCTAAGTTTATACCAGATAGTTCTGTACCACGACCTATAAATCCATTGTTACACTTAATTTTTCCAATAACGTCTATAGATTCGGACGGTGACAGGTTATTTATACCTAACATACCGCCCATTGTTTGAGGGTGTTTGTATATGACGGCGCGTATATCTTCGTGTGTTCTATCGTACCCCGTACTTACATCAAATGCTATTTGACCACCTTTTAACCGTATTCTATCTGGACCGTATGTACCACCACCAGTTGTATCCGCGTTATCGTTACCTTTAAATAAAAGTAGTTCGGCTTTTTCTTCACCTTCATAAACGCGATTTTCTATAACTGTGAGTTCATACGCATTATCTGATTTTGAACCACCGAAGTATATACTTTTATTACTCGTACTCGAATCGTCGTTTGTACCTATAGATATACCCGTTCCTTGAATATACCCTCCTACAGTTACGTTACCTTTAACAACCATAGACTGAGTGATATTGTATGCCCAAATATTTGATGCACCTGTATCAACTTGGCTATTCGAACCAGCTACTGTTGTAGTTGCACCTCCTATATATGTTATATCAGGTACATACCAACCATTTGGTCTAAGTCCACCAACAGGAGGCGTTACGAACGCGTGAGCGTAATGGTGTTCGACTTTCCCTATAGCTACCATTTCACCTTCACCATCAACAGATGTGGATTCACCTAACTTATGTTGATAATTTGTCCAGTAAGTACTATTTACGTTCCAACTTCTTATATCAACCATTTCATTTGGAAAACTTACCCACTGATCTCCATTCCAATCGAATATGATAACGTTACCCTTATTATTGTCGGATCCTTGTCCTCTGAAACCCACAGCACCAGTAACTATACGCCTACCCGAACCATCAAAACGTGTAGACCATCCAAGCATCATGTTACCTTGGGGAGCAACTATATGTTTAGCAATTTGTCCCATTTCTTTCCATTCACCATCTACCGGATCCCAATCGAGTGTATATATTCTCCCTGACATGGCATGTGGCGCCGTATTTGATGTACCGTAACTTCCAGGTGCGCCTGCTAATATACGTGTACCCGCTCTATTTATATCTACAGAATGACCAAGTGCATCCAACCACCTAACTTTTGTAGGGTGTGTATCATATGTTGTACCTATACCAGTTACACCTATAACAGATGTCATAGAAACGTTACTTGTCCAGTTCGTACCACCAGATAAAACGGTAAAATTATCGTAAACGTGTGCGTTACCGGTAAATTTAAATGAGTCACTTGCCCCTATTTCTCCCTGTACTTGATCTGATTCATCCCAAATATTTCTTAATGATGGTTCGCCTACAATTATCTTATCGCCTACATCTGTTACACCTAAGGAGTATCCAAAATAAAAGTTTTTCCACGTGGCCCATTGTGATAAGGGCGTATTCCCATGTTGTTGTAAATCTAAAGTTCCCGAAGGTGAATTTAAGGTTTGTTGTAAAGTATAATTAGAACCATTCCATTTGTATATATAAACTCTACCTTCAGATAGGGGTATGGAAGAACCAGTTTCTTCGAATGTTCTAAAGAAAGGTGCACCAACAACTAATATGTTACCGTCGTATTGGGATAAAGCGACGGAGTGTCCAAACCCTCCCTGTTGTGATACCACAGAACCTCTCTGTGTCCATCCATTACCAGTACTATCCTTGGTAAATACGTAAGCATAACCATCAATATGTGATATAGACCCAAACCACGTTGCCGGTGCGCCTACAGCTACCATATCTGCATTATCCGTTCCGTCGAGAGATCTACCAAAATCTTCACTTGGATTCTCGTTGAAAAGACACAAAGAGGCTATACTTAACCATTCATCGTCACCCGAGGACCAATTGTCAGTTCTTCTTGATGTAAGTACAAGTGCAAAATATGTATACGTGGTACTTATTGTAAGATTACCTACAAGAGAATCATCCCATTGAGATGTCGGATTCGTATTAGTAAAATTACCTAAATTCGTCCAGGTTGAATTGTCGTTACTTCCTAATATAGTGAATGTTTTGACGATATTAAATCTATTGCCTTCCCAATCAACATTGTCCATTCTCCATTTTGTAGGTTGTATTCCAGTTGATACCTGTACTTTTATCCATTCACCGGATACGCCTCCTAAAGTAGTCGAACCAGCGTATGAACCAGCAACCCATGTACCACCAGACCAACCACTAGGTTGGTTATGTGGATAATATGGTACACTATTTCCATTGCTGTCATTGTAATTCTCAGCTTTCCAAGCACCCCCCTCATCCGTACCCAAAGGTCTAAATACTTCGTGTGCGGTACCATTATCAGTGGAAGCCGACGAAGTATACGTTACACCATTAATCGTTTGGGGTGAACCAGTTAATACACCGTTTGGTAAAATCGTTTGTCCCCTACGGTTTGGGTTACCTAGAAGCTGGTATTCCTGTTTCCAATCTTGTGTTGTTTGGTTATAAACGTATACGTTACACGAATTTTTTAGTGGTTCGCCCGTAAACATTCTCTGAATTGTACCCTTTTTACCTCGTGATAATTTGGAGGCGGTAGGTACCCAACATCTTAAAATATGTTGCTGGGTCGATTCTGATATATACAAAGGGTCGGTAGCTTTTCTGTTGGTTGCATTAGAACTTGCACTACTACCAGCACCTGAATACATATAATCTTCCTCGTCGTAATAGTCTTCTTCCATTGTTACTATAGTTTAGTTTTATTAATTTTATGATCTGACGTCCCAACTTCCACCCTGGGCTTTAATTGTTGAAATAGATATAGTTCGGGATGCTTCACTTGTAATTGATGATGCAGTCACACCTGTTAAATTGGAACCATCGCCTAAATATGAAGTTGCGTTTACTGTACCATTAACATCTACCGCGTGTGTTGGATTCGTTTTTCCTATACCAACCTTACCCGAGGCTCTATAAACGTCCGACCCTGACGTTGTCCAAGCACTCGGACCTCCACCAAACGTTTGTATGGTTCCGTTAATTCTTAAATCACCCGTTAAGTTTATATCACCATCAACGTCTAATTTGTATTGAGGGTTTGTTTGGTTAATACCGATATTACCGTTATTAAATATTGTTAATCTTTCTGAACCTGCTGTATTAACAATAAATTTATCAACGCTTGGGAATCCAAATTTTGTATCTGTATCACCAGTGTGTGTGATATAATCTGCTATGTTTCCGGTAAATCCACCACCTCCAAACGTTTGTGCGACCCCGTTAATCCTGAAACTACTACCAGTAGACATGTTGATATCACCTGCAACGTCTAACGTATAACCCGGTGAATTTGTCCCAATACCAACATTACCATTTAAAAAACTTAAACTGTACGTAGCACCGTTGTATACCCAATAACTCGAACCTCCACCAAACGTTTGTGCGACCCCGTTAATCCTGAAACTACTACCAGTAGACATGTTAATATCACCATCGACGTCTAATTTGTATTGAGGGTTTGTTTGGTTAATACCGATATTACCGTTATTGAATATTGTTAATCTTTCTGAACCTGCTGTATTAACAATAAATTTATCAACGCTTGGGAATCCAAATTTTGTATCTGTATCACCATCATGTATAATATAATCGCCGATTAGACCGTTAAAGCTACTACCACTACCACCAAACGTTTGTGCGACCCCGTTAATTCTTAAATTACCCGTTAAGTTTATATCACCCGTAACGTCTAACTCGTAACCTGGATTACTGTTTCCTATACCCACATAACCGGTGTTATAACAAATATTTGGATTACTCGCGTAAATTTTTATTTCACCTAAATATATACCTTTCCAATGGTACCAAGTCCCTGCACGGCTCTGACTCCAACCATAGGCGTCTATTTCTTCAGTAACCAATCTAATATATGTATATGAAACCGTATTAGTAAAAGATATATTCGTGTATTGTCCATCTGTATATGTTTTATCTAAAAAACTATGTATTAAAGTCCATGTGGATCCATCGTTACTTCCTAAAATTTTACCTGCTTTGGGACTTTTATCAAGTTCATTAGTCCAAGGTGCAATATCTATTCTATTTGTAATAACACCTGAAGGTATATACATTTGTATCCACTCACCATCTACTGTTAAACTTCCATTATATGTTGTAGATTCTGAACCAATATAAAGAGAACTATGAGTATTAGGATTTGACTGATAATCCTCAATACTCCTCCAACCTTCTGCTCCTATTGTATGATTAAATGCGCGCCAGTTTTCCCAACCAGTACCACTAAAAGTACTACTAGACGATATTGTATACCCACCCGACGTTGATGAAGTCATTGGTACATTAGGGATTTGATTAATGGTTAACCAAGGAAGAGCATAAAAGGTTCCATCATTTTGGGTAATATTACCGCTAAAGTTTATATCACCATCGACGTCTAATGTGTAATTGGGTAATACTGTTCCTATACCCAAACGATTATTGATAATTGTATCACCCCCAACTATCAATCTTTGTGTAGGTGGACCCCAATTATACATATCTTGCCATGATGGTAACTCTGATTGCCCAGAGTATCCACCTGCAGGTAAGTGCTTACCGTATGCTATCATACCGATATAACAATCTTTTACACTATCGCCTTGTGTTGACCCTATGTGAAAATGATGAGTCCAACCTGTACTAGAAGGTTGAGTACCTGTAGTAGTAGGTAAGCTAAGTTCATTTCCATTTAAATACATATCATTTGAATTACCATTATCATCACCAAACTTAGTATATAGATGGTACCACTTATTCGTGTCAAGTGATATAATGCTGGATTCTATTGTATGTGTACCAAAATTCATAATAATTTTTGTAGCTGATAATTGTATTTTCACACCATTGTTTGCTGTACTATTTGGTGTACCAATACTTATTAGGGTTTCATTTGATGTAAGAGACGATTGTGATATTGTTAATTTAAACCAAAATGATATTGTATGACCATTAGCACCTTGAATAATATAATTAGTATTAGTAGCGTATCCTGCGGTACCATTATACGACCCATTCATATAAAATGCGCATTCAGATTCCTTGTATTCGAAATCGAAACCAGAACTTCCTGGATTTGACACGGTACCAATTGAATCATTCCTAAATTTTCCTACCCATGGTGAATTGTTAATCGCGATTACATTTGAAGATATCGAGTACTCATCACCATCCCAATTTATTACACGAGGTGAACGCGTATCGTAAATGATTGACCAAGCCCATCTATCCGAACCAAATACATTTTGACCTTCGGGCCAACCAATGTCAATCCTACGTCTAGTAAAACAGTCGCCTTCTATATCTAAAAGTGCTTTCGTATTACACTGCATTTCTGACGTTGTATGAACAGTAGTGTCATCACTAAAATGCATTTCGGGGTTTAATTTAATGAGACCTTGTTGATTCATGGTTAAAACCGGGTAGTGATCGTAATCACCATCAGTATTATTAACATAAGAGTCTATTCTAAATTCGTTTGATTTGAAACGTATCATATCTTGAGCTTCGCGTTGGGATTTCTTACGGAATAAGAGTTCGGAGTACCCCTGTTCCCATTCACTATAATTGGTATTATCGTAATGGTATATTCTATTTTCAATTTGTGTATTTTCATAAGAATTGTCTCTATAGGTACCACCAAACGAGAGCTTTTTAGGGTATGAATTGTCTGTTGTACCATCGTTAGGTCCGATAACTATAGTATCAGCCGCTAAATACCCACCAGAGAGTGTATTACCATCGATGGTTTGGGTTAGTTTAAAATAAAAAGAAGGTATAAGCCCAGTTGCACTACTACCATTTAAAGCACTTAAAATTGTTGTATTACCTTTTGACATACAAATTGCACCATGTAGTCCATCAACGCTACCGTTTTCACCTACAGTATCGGTAATTTCTTTAGTCGTTTCGAAAAATGCCTGACCGTTAAAGTCATAAACCATCAATCCACCTTGCATATTTCCATAAGGTGTAGCGTATTGAGTAGGTGCTCTCAGTAATAAACATGCTAGGCGGTTACCGGTATAATCTATATCAAAAAATTTACCTAATCTATCACCTGGCTGCTGTCCAATTATTCTACCAGGAGATAACTTCATTTTTATACCTTCACGTTTCCAAGCTTCAATTTTACCCCAGTGTGCACCACCTTGTGAGCCAGCGAACCCGTACCTTGGTGAACCACCGATAACATACCTACCATCTGTTGAAATTTTAACTTTTTCACCACACGATGGAAAATCAAACGCGAACGCTGAAGTTAACTGCCAACCTTCAGGAGGTAATGTAGTTTCACAATTTCCTGTTATAAGTTCAGTTAAAAATATATTATTTGTCCATGAATCAGTACTATACACTACCTGAATATGACCCAACATGGCTATACCTTGTAAATAATCATCATTTGACCTGTCCAAATTGTAATAACCCCCAGTTGAATGTGGGGAAGAACCAGACCCGTTTACATTTATTACATTAGTATTATTTGCGGTGGTCCATTTTATTCGTGGTACCGGCGTACCCGGTGCGCCTATAGCTAAATATTCACCATAGGGTGACATATTTACACTATGACCAATTCTATGTCCAGAATCTGTTATCCAATAGTAATCAGGTAATCGGTGTACTACAGGGTATGTTGGTAACCATGAATTAGTAGTAGTGTGTAAAGTGTATCCACCAGAATTTGAAGTACGTACTTTATATACAAGTTGATTATTAGTAGATGAATGGAGATACAAAACCCATGCTTCTCCATGATCACTTGTTGTACTATCTCCAGGTGCACCTATTGCTAAAAAAGTTCCATCATTTTTTGATAGAGATACAGAATACCCAAAATTGATAGACGGTGTATGAGAAGATGAATATAACAAAGTTGCTGCATTTCGTTCTATTGTTGTTGTTATAGGACTTGACCATACATTTACAGCTTGTGGGTCTGATTTATATACGTAAGCTTTATTTTCTAAAGGTGATCCAACTATAGCTATATCACCGTCCCACGTACACGAAACGTCTTGACCGAAACCATTCGCTCCAGTTGTTGTATATTCTTGTGTCCATACATTTGTTGATTCGGTATACTTGTATATTCTAAAAGTATTTGTAATATTAGATGTTGCAAATAAATATTTTTCATCGAATGACATGTCCATAGCTGTAGCTTGGAAACCTGAAATATCAGGTCTTATATGAGAACCGGAATCATACGACATCTATTATATTATAAGAATTAATTCAAACTTATATTTTTCGGTGGTCTCTCTGCGACAACTGTCATATTTTTTATATTTAAAGACCTAACGGTCATTTTATCTATTTCCATAGATCCACCGGCTGGCGATGTTATTACACCACCAACATATAAGTTGTTTTCGATATTCGTATTAGTTGCATTTATTGTACCATTAACATCTAACTCTTGTACTGGATTCGTTTTCCCAATACCAACCTTACCCGAGGCTCTATAAACGTCCGACCCCGACCCCGACGTTGTCCAAGGACTCGAACCTCCACTCCCACCACCTCCAAACGTTTGTGCGACCCCATTAATTCTTAAATCACCCGTTAAGTTTATATCACCATCAACGTCTAATTTGTATTGGGGGTTTGTTTGGTTAATACCGATATTACCGTTATTGAATATTGTTAATCTTTCTGAACCTGCTGTATTAATGATAAATTTATCAACGTCTGGGAATCCAAATTTTGTATCTGTATCGCCGGTGTGTGTGATATAATCTGCTATGTCTCCGTTAAATCCACTATTTGAAAGATCTGTTCCCCACGTTAATTCACCGGACGCATTTATTTTTAGAACTAAACCATCATAACTACTCCCGGGTATGGATAACTTTGTAAATGAACCTCCTCCATTTGCACCTACTAATAGATCGCTTTTAGCGACTGATGAAATACTAGACCCTGTTCCTCCATCATCTGTACTTAATATACCTGTTATTGACGAATCGTCTAATTTAAGTGCAAGCTTACCATTTTCTATAGCTAAACCACCGTATGATTTTGTATCTACGGATAACGAATGTGCTACGGTTTCACCGGATGTTGTACCTGTACTTGCAATACCATCACCTCCCGTAATTGTGGAAACGTAATCTCCGGACGTTTCTGTACCTAAAGCGACGTCACCCGTTCGAACGGTTTGACCTTCTACGGCTATGACACCTGGATTTATTCTTGTGATCGTTGTATCCGACGCGTGACCTATATTAACTCCAGTGAACTGTGGTGAATCCCCTGTTCCTAACCCAAGAGCTGTTGCAGCTGCAGTTGCAGTTGTCTGACCCGTCCCACCTCTCGCTAATGGAACTGTCCCAGACGTAAGGTTAGATGCGTTAAGTGTAGTGAGACCTGAACCTTGACCGGAAAATGTAGATCCGGATATTGCACCCGCGGCAGTTATACCACCGGCTGTTTGTAAAGATGTTGAACCTGTATTTGTAATAATGATCTCGTTTGTTGTTTGATTATCTTGATTCGTAACTTGTTGTAGATTTCCAACTGCTCCTCCCGAACCTGATATACCTGTTAAGGCGCTTCCATCGCCTCTAAATTTGGCACCGGATTGGAGTACTATATCTAATGTAGCTACGTTACTGTTTTCTAGAGCTTCCTGAAGTGTGGATGCAGATCCACCTGAGCCTCTATATTTTTGGACGTTACGACCAGTGTCACAACAACCAGGCATTCTTACAAATACACATGATTAAAATTTAGATGTTAATGAAACATTGACCTTTTTTAAAAAAATTTTCTTCTTCCTTTACCTTATTTGATTTTGGTATGTTAAATCCACCCTGTTTATATACTTTAAGGCGTTTATTATACATGGCATGGCATATTGACCATTGATCGAAAATATCGTAAATGTGTGGGTTGTTCTTTTTTCCATGCGTTTCGCGCATGATTCGACCTATAGATTGAACAATATCGGATTTTGGTGTCGCTAATATAACGGTATCGAGTGTGGGTATATCGAGACCTTCGTGTGCCTGACTAAACGTTGCAAAAATGATTTTCTTTTTACTTGATTCTGTTAAGTCAGCTTCTTTCATACCACCCATGTAAAGACCGGACGTTTTCTTAAAACTTTGGTGGAGTACTTCGCAGTGGTGTCGGCGATCACTTAGTACTAAAACTTGGCGTGTTGTTTTTGATATATCTTTTATGAGTTTTAGAATAACAACGTTTCGTTCTCTATCTTCGGTGAGTTCTGTGATTAAGGTCGCGAGTGATAATTTACCGAAACGCGTACACGGAGGCGGATCGTTAAATCTTTGGCACGTATATTCTATAGGAAAAACCTCGACCTGTTGTTGATTTTCGCGTTCGATAGAAAAGAATGTTGGTCCCATAAACCAGTGTAAAACTTTCGTGAGTCCATCTTTACGTGTTGGTGTGGCCGACAAACCAAATATGTGTTTCGGACACATTTTGAATAGAGATTGTGAGAATACCTTAGCACAAATATGGTGCGCTTCGTCTACTATTAATGTTCCTATAGTATCGAAATCGTTAAACGAGTATTCTTTTAACGAGAGGGATTGGAGCATTGCAATGATAAAATCACACTCGGTTTCTTTCTTATCTTGTTGTACTATTCCGATAGATGCACCGGGACAAAATTGTTGGATCCTTTCTTTCCACTGGTTTGCTAAAAACTCTTTATGGACAACAATCATGGTTCGATAACCTAATTTACACGCTATCGCCAAAGCAACGGTTGTTTTGCCAAACCCGCAAGGAAGTGAGAGAATGCCATGTCCTGCTTTAAGTGCCGCCGCCATAGCATCGTTTTGATGTGTTTCGTCACGTAGTTTTCCATTAAACTTAGTTGATATTTTAACTGGTTCAGGTCGACGATCTTCTTTCGGTTGTCCGAATTTATCTTCACCGTAGTATCGGGGAACACATAAACCCGATTTAGCTTTTCTGAATACCTTAAAGGGAGGCGGAGGAAACCCAAACTCTGTATTAACTACAGCACGAACTGTGAGTTGATTTTTGATTTCTTGTGTCTCACCTGTGAGATATCCTGAACGTGTAAGACTCATTTATTATTATTCGTTTTTAAACTTTATATACTTCAATATCCACGAGTATCCGCTATGTTCGTGAGCGTTCCAAACACCGTTAAATTGGAGTTCAGTTTGGACGGTATCCCCCCTTTTTAACGATTGGACCGGTGTATCACCATCGACGTTACACATGACACGTCGGTACCTAAACGGTACCTTTACTTTTAAAACATTACCTTCGAGTGGATCGTCGAGTTTATCTGGAAAAAGTATGACATTTGATTTATTTACGTGTAATGCAAGTATAAAATCCTTAACTTTATCTGGTACAGTGAGTCTTATATACTTTTTATCGTTATATTCGTACATAGGTTCGTACACAGTTGCTTTTACGGGGTATGTCATTTTATAATGAATCGTTTTAAATCTATAAGTATTTTTTTTATAAGTAATACTAAGATGGCGCTATGTTTGTCGACGAAAATGCCCATAAAAATACCATCCAAGCAAAAATCCAAGACTTGGAAGTTTGCGGGTGAATTTTTACTACGTAAGCAGTTCCAAAAGGATCAAGTAGAGTTTGGTAAATGGACAAGAAATCAAATTATTGAACTTGGTCCAACATTTGTTAAGATAGGTCAAATTGCGTCTTCCCGTGTTGATTTGTATCCTTTAGAGTTTACGCAACAACTCGAATCTTTGCAGGATAATGTACCCCCGATTGATAAGAATGTTGTTCGTTTAATGGTTAAACCACATTTGAATAGTGATGTATTTACATATTTTGATTACGAACCTTTTAAGTCGGCGAGTATAGGTCAAGTTCACAGGGCGAAATTATCGACGGGTGAAGAGGTTGTTGTAAAACTGAAACGTCCAAACATATACAATATAATGAAAAATGATACGGATAATATTAAACAGATCGTTGAGTTCCTTGAAAAAATTGGTATAGATACAGGTACAAATACGGGGTACGTTCTCGATGAATCTATAGATTTTTTATTAGCGGAATCGGATTACGAAAAGGAAATAGAGAACGCGAAAAAGTTTAAAAAACGAATGAAAAAGATAAAATGGATGAAAGTTCCTAAAGTATTCGAAGACTTATCTACAGAGAACATGATTGTTATGGAATATGTTCCTTCGGAAAAACTCGATAGTATAAGTGATCTGCGCGTAAATAAGAAGAAAGTGTGTGAAGCTCTTCTTAATTCGTATGTTATTCAGACAATGGATAAGGGTTTTTTTCACGCGGATCCACATCCGGGTAATTTAGGATTTTCGGGTAACGGTAGGCTTGTTTTTTACGATTTTGGTCTCGTTATAGATATTACGGATGAAATGAAAGAAGGATTTAAGGAAATGTTTTTGCACATAATAAATAAGGATACGAAAGGTATTGTTGATGTACTCATACGCTTGAAAGTTATTTTACCGACGACAAAAGATATGAGTGATATTGAACTTTTTTTTAAAACGACGCTTAATTATCTCGAAACTTTAGACGGTACAAATCTTAAGGAAGAAATATTGAGTGACGATACTTTACTTAAACTTGCTCAAGAAAAACCGTTTATTATCCCAACGTCTTTCGTGTATCTCGCAAAAACGTTTTCGACTATAGAAGGGACGTGTGTAAAGCTCGATCCAAATTTTACATACATAGAGTACCTCGAACCTATACTAAGAGAACAGGTTTCGGATGTTATAGATATAGGAGGAATGTTTTCAACTGCGACAGAAATGCCGAATCGTGTAAAGAATATAAGTACAGCGGTTTTGGGTATGGAAAAGTCTAGGGCGTCTATGAAACGTTCTTTAGATAAAACGAGACGAGAAATGAGGTACGTGCAATACAGTGTTTTATCGGCTGTATTTGCAGGTAACTTGTTAGAACAATATAAGGAGGTATCAATTTTCCTGACATTGTTGAGTTTGGATTTAGCATTTAGGGCTTTTCGTAAAAATCTATAGCCGTTGTTTCTGTAGATGGTGTATTAGAACACTTTTTTGTACCATCAAAGAAATCTTTGTGTTTTTGGAACAGATTTTTAGTACGTTGAATCTCATCTTCGGCAATCTCTTTTAACTTTTCTTTCATAGTATCTATTTCACCATCTCTTTGTTTTCGAAGTTTCTTACCGAACTTCTTAAATTTTTTTTGTGTTGATGCAAAATTTGTCGCGACTGTGGAAAGTGAAAACATTGTTTTACTTATTATTACCGGATATTTTTAATCCGAGTAGTATTAATTTTTCCTGAAATTCTCTTCTTTCACCAACTGAATCTATTGGAGTTCCATTGGCGATAGCTTCTATTTCGGGACCAGATAACTGAATTGAGTTCATTCTAAAATCCATGAATGCTTTCATGGTTACGGGTACGAGTGGTTTAACGAGTTCGTAAATAGCTTCGGCATATTCCCTAATTTCTTTTTGGGCACCAAGTTCCATTCTGAGACGGAGATAGTGCATGAGATTATGTAGATCTATTTTCCAATAAAATTCCGTGTATGTGGATTGTGTAAGGGTACCTCTCGCTTGTTCCCTACAACACCCATCTTCGAGTAATTTTTTATAGAGGTCGTACGTGTTATCGAAGTGCTTGTTAAATGTTTCGGCGTCTTCATCGGGGAGTTCTATATTTCCTTCAGACCCTTGGTGGTTTATTTTAGATTGACCACGCAAAGTTTCTGGTCTATAGTAATCGTCTTTAACGACGGAGTATCTTGCAGAGTATTCATTTACACTTGCCATTCTATGACGTAAATGTTGGCGCGCTATATACATAGGCATTTTAATATGAAACTTGAATTCGACCATTTCAAAAGGCGTGTTATGCCAGTGTCTCATTAGATATCGGATAAGACCCGCGTCACCTCGAGCAGTTTTAGTTCCTTCTCCATAAGAGACGCGCGCAGCTTGGACAATAGCCGCGTCGAGATTTTCGCGAGGCATATGATCAATGAGTTTAACAAACCCATGGTCGAGTACTTTTTTCTCCATTGTACATATACTTTGAATTTATTCTTTAAGAGTTAAAGATTAAAATACAGTGTTTAGTATAAAATATTGTCTAAATATAACTCATATGCCGTGTTTTAAATGTAAAAAGAAAGGGATACCGATCGAATGTAAATATTGTAATTTAGGTTTTTGTTCGAGGTGTATAGTTCTTGAAATACATGAATGTAAGGGTATAGAATTGAAGAAAAAAAATGAACTAAAGGAATTGGATAAACGACTCGAGTTTAAAACAGAAAAGAAATTTGGCATGGTATAAACCTAAGTTGTTATATAAATCTATAAATAGATAAAATAAAAAATGAAATCTATTTACAGAACTTGTATTGACGGCGAACTCGACGAATTAAAAAAACGTCGTAACGAAATCGATGAAATAATCGAAGACATACCTAACGATGGTGATGATTTGAGAGAAGATGAAGACGATTTAAGTTTTGCTGCGTCATATTGTAAAGATCACGATACGGGTTTAGAAACATTTAAGTATTTATACGAAGAGTGTGGGTATCCTAGACATTGTGTACATTACGCTATGGTCGGGGCGGCCGCATCAAGAAATGCAAAACTTATCAATTACATATACAATGACGTAGACGAAAATGAAAAAGCAGATTTTATAGGTGATCTAGAAGATGAACTTGCGATGACGGACCATCCTAATCCAAATGTATTCATTGAATACGCCTTGTTAGAATTAAACAATTAAGAATATTAATTAAGCTCCGTGATTAGATCGGTTAAACACTTATAGTACCTTTTAACGTCTTTCATGAACCGTTTATTGGTCGTAAGATCTTCCCCGGTTTTCTTATTCTTATAAATGTACGCTAAATTTGATTTTGAGTACTTAGTTCGTTTTTGGTTTTCGTTAGGTTTTCTAGGTACGAGTTTTTTATTCTTTTTCGACACGCTTTGAATAGGTTCGATGCGTTTCGTAAAACTAATAGCTTGCATGACCGTATCGGCGAGATCGTCTTTCTTTTTGGACGCGTTAAATATTGGTATCCAGTGTGCGTTATTTATATTACTCCATATGAAACGTTCGCACCGTTCTATAGATGCCTTTTTACGCTTATTATACATGGCTTTACCGGGACCCGCGAAGTCGGGTATTTTGAAACGTGCGTCGTAAATTATCGTTTCGGCCCTTGGATTACGAATAATGAAATAGGCGTGGAGGAAATGTTCGACTATTTTCATTTTCCGGTTTTTATCCGGTTGTTTTTCTATGAGAATTGTATCTGCTTTTAAAATCCATGGTCTTTCATCTAAGTGATCGCGTAAAGAAACGAATAACCCGTCTTTATGTTCAGGCGGTACGCCTGAAACGTCCCACTGAACTATGAGATTTGAGGTTTCTTCGAGCATACACATGGCAAGATTACGTATGCCAACATCTATACTTAGAATCATTAACTTAAAGGAATTCTATTTCTTTAACTAATAAAAATATTGTAATACTATAAATGCAATTGAACAAAAACGGAAAAAGAATAAGTTACGGAATCTTAGTGGTCGCTTTTGGCTTACTTTTATTGAGACTAACAGAAAAACAAATAGAAAAGTATAGACGAAGACAAAAATAATATCGTATTTTCATCCATTCACGCGTATGAGTGAATGTATAAAAATATTAAAATTAACGTTTTCTAATCTTAAACTCTGTATCGTATTTATCCGGTATATTGTATTGTTCAAATACTAAACTTATTCTTTTCTCGGTATGATCATCACAAAAATATGGGGTAACGAAATGGTACATGTCACCTCTAAATGTTAGTTTTCTACCTTCTTTCGGTTTATACATTGATTTAAATTTGTGTATATATTTTGAACCAAATGGAGATAAAAATAATTCACCACCTTTATAGTCTTTGGGTAAGCTCACGTATATTACAGTTGTACATACGGGTAGTATTCTCCTCCCTAACCAATCGCGCATTTCAATACTATCGTCATAATGACCGTCTATGGCTTTATTTTTATTCGCGTTATGAGAATTAGATATTATAGCTGTATTAACAATATATGCATTTGTCCCGGGTTGTTTTATTTTTTCGAATATTTCATAAATTTTTTCTAAATTATTTTTAAAAAACATTTTTTTTGAATTTTCACTCGTATTAAAGTGTATAATGTCACACCATTCCCATTCTCGGTTTAGTAGTTTATTGTTATGTATATACTCTTTTAATTCTTTACACTCTTTTGGTGATAAAAAATCGTCTTTGGTATCAACAAGGGGTAAGTTAGGTGGATGTGTTCTTTTTAATGTTACGTAATCTATCAATTCGATGTATTGATTAATGATACATATACTTATTATTATTGCAAATATATAATACAGTGTTTTCTTCATATATTATATATAGGTAATTTAAATGTTTATTGACCTTGGATTACTTTCATTATGTTATCTATATCTTCCTGAGATATATCTCGTTCTTTAACCTTTTTTTCTACTTCTGGATCTACATGTTTTTTTAACTCGGCTGAAAGTTTTTTTTCGGGTTCTTCTTTTTTAGATTCGTAAAATTCCTTTGCGTCTCGAAATAGTAATACAACAATAACTAAGACCAAAGCATAAATTATAATTTTATTATGTTTTTTATTCCACATGTCTATTATGTATTAATTATACATTTTTTTTACCCCATTAAAATAAGTAGGAGCATGCACGACGAAGAGGATAATACAACTGATGCAGTTGCCCCACCAGTTATCATCATCTTCTTTTTTTCTTGATTTTGTTCGTATTCCCGAATTTCTTTTTCACTCGCATTTTTTTGTTCCGCTTCATGCTCGATTTTGCGAAGTCTTTCTGTCTCGGCTTTTGCTACGGCAGCATTTTTATCTTTTCTTTCCTGTATTAATCGATTCTCTTCTGCTATTCTAGCATCATTTTTGGCCTGTTCTCTTTTAGCATGTTCCCCGTCGAAGTCTATTCCACAACTTTGTACGGCTTGTAATCCGTCAAACGCCTTTACATTTTCCATGTTCATGACTTGATTACACACGTTCATTGTTTTTGCACACGAGGTAGCAGCTGTTAGTGGTGTATAAACATCTCCTTGACATATACCCGGTTGAATACAATCGGCGTGTCCAAAATCGTCTTCTGAGAGTAAATTATTTTTGGATTTTTTCATCAAAGTCCCTAATTCATCTACTCGTTTGTTTATTTCTTTACACCCTTCCCAATGTTTGTTGTCTCTACACCTTTTTAAAAACCCACTATCTGCGACGTTAATACATCTACACTTTGGATCTGTTCTCCCTGCATTTGTTACACAGTATTCTCTCGCTTTTTGCTTTGCTACTGCTTCACTTTGTTTGTCTGATAATATATCAAAACACGTTCCTTCTGGTCCAATATTAACGGCTAAATTTTCTTTCTTCATACAAAACCCGGTACCTATATTACCAGCTTTCATTGCACCACCATATAGAAGTTGATCTCTCATATTTTTCTTGTTGTTATGTCCATCTCTAGCATTTATCGAATTGGCGTGTGAGCTGTTAGCTTTTATCCAGCTATGTACTTTACTATCTGGAACTGTACATCTAAATCCCATATCTCCATCAAACCCATTTTTATTGTGCCAATATAATTTTGAGTCTCCTACGCCTTTACACGGGTGATGACCATCATTATTACTACCCCACCTGATATAATCATCATTATTTCCATAATTGGACTGAGGGTGTTTGACCCTGTTACCGTTGCCATCCGTTTTTAAATGAACGCAGTGGTATTTTTTCTTTTTACGACTCCCTTTGTGACGCCTGTAAACTGTCCAATCATTATCTGCCTGAAACCAAGGATCGTCGCAATGAGAATGACCTGTGTCCCAATTTCTATTACCATGGGGTTCGAACCATGCTGATGCATAAACGTATGGCATTTTATTAATTTATATAAATATTTTTTTCTGGTTGTATTATAGATATGTTTCCAATAATTATTATTTTAGTAATATTGGTAATATACATTTTTATAAGAATACGAAAAAGTAAAAATCCACTCGAAAAAAAGAATGTTCTTTCACGAGAAGACTGTGAAAATCTTATACGCACAGCTAATAAATATAAATTTGTTAACGATCATTTAGATACAATAGACGGTCAGCCTGAATATCAGATCGATGTGTTTAGAGATAATGTGGTTTCTAATAAAGAATTATATGATATATGTATGGATCTATATAATACAAAGTTACCACGTTGTCCTAAAAATCTTGATTTGGATTATATATTTATAAGAAGGTATACTCCTGGTGAAAGAACGGGTGTTCCTATACATTTTGATAGTACAAAAATTACTTATAGCATACTTTTATCGGATACAAAAGATTTTGAAGGTGGTAAAATATATGCATTTGATGAAAAGACATCTAGAAAATTTGATCGTGAAGGCCTCGATTTTATGGATAATAAACAAAGAGGTCAATATATGGACGGACGCGAATTACCTGTTATAGAGGATTATGAACAAGGTGATGTATTGATTTTCGAAGGTCAGAAATTGTTCCATGGGATAACACCCGTAACTGGTGGTGCAAGATACATAGTAACTTATTTCTTTGAATAATATAGATATGTATTTAATTATATTTATTGTACTCGTTATACTAATTTATATATACATAAACCAGGAACACCATAAAGTTCATCCATACGGGTACCCGTACTTAATCGAAAAGGACGATTTTTTGAGTGAAACTACCTGTGAGCAAATAAGTAAAAAACTTTTAGAGTCTTCTTATACTGTTAAAGATCAAGGGTTTTCGGTATATTTTGATGATGCTCCCGATGTAGAAGAAAATTTTATTAAACACGATTTGAAGTGTATATACGACATTTTTAAGAGTGTTCAGGAACCAAAAACAAATTCATACGTTTGTAATGTAATGCTTGTTCCGGTATGTAATGACGATTCTGATAAAGAGGTTTCGGTCGGGGGACACTACGATGGTTCCGCAGAAGTAACTGATATTTTTGGTAAATATTACATGCCATTGTGTACGTCTGTAGTGTATTTACAAGTTCCAAAATCGTTTACGGGTGGAGAACTTTTTTTAAAAAAACACGAACACGATGGTATTTATAAAGAAATTCCGCCAAAACCTGGGAAATATGTTCGTTTTAGAGGTGATATGTTTCATGGTGTTAATAGAATATATAGTAATGATAAAACATATCGCCTGAGTATTGTATTTGAACAGTATATAATACCGGTAAAAAAACCTAAATTTGTTGTACAAGACATTTTTACGGAATACGAATATGACGAAACGACGGGTACTTATAATTATCTATAAATGTTTCCGGCTACTGTTATACGTGTATTATCGGAGAGATGTTTATCTACACCGTGTAGCATGAACGGTGGGAATATGATTATTTCGCCTTCGGATATGTCGAGTTTCATTCTTTCTTTGAATGCTGGTCTTATACCTGTAAATTCTTCATACATGTTAGGTGCTGGAGATGGATTATAAAAATAAAATTGTGCATCCTTTTCTGGATCATATTTTACAAAATATGCAAAACTAAATAAAGGTGTTTTGTCACCTTCGTTCATGTGATAATGAACATCTTGGTGATCATTCTTGGTATATACATTTATCCAATAATCAGGACACTCTTCTGTGCATGATTCATTTGAACACCCTTTAAGAGTCATTTTTGAAGATGGTATGTTAATATCTTTTGAAAACTTTTCATAAATAATATTCTTCAATTCTTTATGAAAATTGGGCATAGTAATAATTTCACGTGAAGCTGCTGTTGATTTACAAGATGCATTCCAATCTTCTGACATATCGTCGAGTGTTTGTTTATTTGCATTTTGTAATATTTCTTCACGAATTTTACGTTGGTTTTCGAATTTATATTTAAATGTTGGAAATCCCCAAACTTGTATTTCTTCCATTGTATTAAATTATAATAGTATTTTAACTAAATTTATTTATCGCCTGTTGTTTTTTATCGTTACCTGTTTTCATTCCTTCTACTCTTTTCATACTGAGTAAAATAATTACAATAATTAATGCGAGTATTATGTATTGGTCTTTCATTTATTATTAGGCTGGAAAATAATTGTCTATAAATTTAAATAGATTGTCCATATTACCGTCTAATGCATAACTATATGCAATTTCTATAGCTTCTTTATCCTCTGTCATTTTAGACATTTTTTCCTTAAATACATCAGCATCAAAGTTCTTATCATCGAGATACCCGATTAAGTCATCTTTCTCTTGGTTATAGTTTTCTGTATATTTTCTGTATCTACATATACATATAAAAATTAGTAATAGAGCCACTATTATTAAAAAAAGTGTAAGTTTATCCATCGTTTAAATTATACTGATATTTTTTTACAAAGACTCTATGAGATCCACGAGGTTATCTCGAGCCCCTGTTATAGCATAATCATATGCCTGTTCTATTTTTTCTTCGTCGTCTGTGAGTCGACCTGTTCTTTTCATAACTTCTACACCGACTAATTCTCCTTCCCTTTCTTTTATATACTCGATAAGATCTTCTTTGACTTTACCTGTATCATATTCTTCCGTTTTGTTACAATTTCTCATAAGTGTGACGACGACCAGTATAGAAATAATTGTGATTATTAACAGGGCAGCGTGTTGCTTTTTTATTTTTGGTATTTTAACCATTGTATATTTAGTATGTTCTGAGATTTTTTTTCTGTGTAGTTATTAATATAAAAATGGGGTGGCCTTTTTCTAAAAATAAATCCAAAAAGGAAACGAGTATTGAAAATACAACTATCAATGAAACTACATTTGAAATGCTAAACAGAAGTGTAAATGCTACAAATTCTACGGTTATTTCTGAACAAAATCTTAGTATTAACGGAGCGACATTTATATGTAAGGAACCACAAATTAAACAAATTGCTAATTTGGATGTTAAGGTTTTGTCGAAGTTTGAGGGTAAAGATAGTGCTAATCTTGTGGACGATATAATGAATAAGATGGATGGTCAGCTTGATGAGTCTATGGATCAAGTTTCTGGTATGTTGTCTATAGGTGGAGGTAACGAAAGTAATCAGAAAACGGATGTTAAGAATTCTGTTAGGAATACCCTCAAAAAGAGTATTACAAACGAAACTATTAATACAATGGCCTCTAAAGTTGTAGCAAATCAAAGGTTGGTAATTTCAAACTTGATCGTCGATCCATGTGGGATGTACGCTGGTATAAAGGTTGCAGAAAATCTAATGGCGTCCGGTAAAATGACCTTTGCGGAGTTTAGAGAAGCAACCAAAGAACCGTGTGATGCATATTGTGGAGCAATTACTCAGGATGTTCAGATAAAATTTGTTGCTGAACAACTCGGTAGTAAAATAAATGAAGCCGTGGCTCAAAATAAAACGGTCCAAGATATAAAGGCTAAATTGGCGTCGGCTACAAGTCAGAAAACAAAGGGTGTTGGTGATGTTGCTAAAGATGTTGGTGAAGGTATTGGTGAAGCTGGACGAGGTGTTGGTGAAGGTATTGGGAGTGCAGGTGAAGGTATTGGAGCTGGAATTGGGAGTGCGATGGGTGGTATGATGATGCCCTTTATTGTTTCTGGTATAGCTTGTGTTATTTGTATGATGGTATTTGCATTCATGTTTAAATCAAAACCTGGTGATACTAAAAACCTAGTGAAAATGGGGATGTCGAAGATGCCTACGAAGATGCCTACGAAGATGCCTACGAAGATGCCTGCGAAGTAAAAATTTTTATTTATATAACTTAAAGAAAAAAAGTAACTGTAAGTTATATGAATGTGGTGTTGGTGGTGTTGTCATACGTTCGAAAGTACGCCCTTAAGCATGCCTTATAAACACGATGAACGGCGTAATAAATTTTATACGTCGGGTAATTTTTGTTCGTGGAGTTGCATGAAAACATACGCAATTGATAAATATGGGTGTAATAGAGGGGGTCTAATATGTGGAAATATGGTCATGATGCGTCGTAAGATTTTTGATAAGATAGGAACTATAAAAAAGGCGCCACACCGTCAAAAACTTAACGTTTTTGGGGGGTCTATGACAATAGAAGAGTTTAGAGAAAACCATGTTATAGATGAGGAACCACCTAAGGAAATAGAAACAGAACCCGTTCCGAATATAGTTATACCTATAATATTTAATAACCAACAAAAACTAAAGGATATTAAGAGTTCGACGGGTAAAAATGAAACATTGCGTTTAAAAAGAGAAAAGCCTCTTAAACGTAACGAGAATAATTTAGAATCGGTATTAGGACTAGTCATTAAGACCAAAACGTAATACGCGTTTTTGTCTGTTAGTCGGTTGTGATTTAGGAAGGTGTATTGATTTACACGAGTGTATCCATTCGTTACCATCGTATGCGATCCATTTTAAATTGTATTTATCCATTACCTTTCTACATAGAACGCACGGTAGTGATATTCCGTCACCATAACTGGTTTTACGGTGTATCACTAAAGCTCCACATTTTCGATTTACCCACGATTTAAATTGGTGGTTTTTGTACCCCTTTTTTAAAAAATCGTGTTTTAAATTTCGTATGAGACGTCTTTCGGCGCAACATATGTTATCACTTTTTACTTCTGTTCGTAATTTGGTCGCATAAGTTGTCACGACGTGGTATGACATTTGTTTATACGAGCGAATTATTTTTAATATCGTTACAATTATTACATATTGAACCATAATATACAAAGGAGCAACATTCACACTCGTTTAGAACGCGTATTTTCTGTTTTGAGCGTTTATTCTGTGAATACAAAACGAGATCTCTTACGGTATAAATTCCGTATATGACCATTGTTTCTAAATTAGGGAATTTCATATGTAAATATTTTACGTTTAGAAACTTTATGTTTATTTACCTAAACATGGGAATAGTTTTTTACACCCTGCGCTTGTTTTTAACATAAGTGCAAGACTATCGATTGCAGGTGGGACCAACATTTTGAGATTTCTTTCGAATTCTGTATCTGTTTCACCTTCATCAATTTCGGAAATTACGGAATTTACAACTTCTATGACGAGCGCTCTTTTATCCGGACCTCTGAGCGTTTTGAGTTGTTGTGCTTCTAACATGATCGTAGAAACGAGTGGGAAGATCGTATCCTTATTGATACCACTTTTTTTGTACCTATTTGTGATTCCAGTCAGTCGTTTCATGAAAAGTTTAGATTGTTTTGAGGAACTATCGAAATCCTGGATAACATTAACTGCTGCTGATGAGTTTGTTGCTGACATTTTATATACATACATGAATTATTTTCTTTAATTAATGTAAATGAAATTGGATACAGACGATAAAATTGCGTTTATTGCCATTGTCATAGGTTTAGCACAGATGATGATGCACTTCAAACGTGTATATAATGCTGACGATTTATCTTATTATAGTATTCAATATGTGGTTGCGGGTATATCAGCTAGCTTACTTTGGATAATTTATCAGTACAGAAAGGGTGCAAACTTTTCGGTTTTATATTCTACGGCGGGTTTGCTTTTAGGTATGTACACTTTACAAAAGGTATTAAAGGAGAGAAGGGATAAAAAACTAGAATAAAATGCATTCTATTAGTTTAAATCGAACACACATTTCACACGTTCGACCGAAATTGAGCAAACGTTCGGTTAGAACTATTGTACATGCGTCAAATAAAGAAAAAACGGGGTTTAATTTGAAATATGCTGAGGCCGTTAATGGGCGTGCGGCTATGTATGGAACTATCTTAGGTACGCTTAATTGGGGACTTACGGGTCTAAACGTTATTGAACAGACTCATTTTATGCCACTTGCTATTCTAGGGTGTGGTACTTCTTTGATAGCTATAGGAACATTGACGGATGCAGTTCAACAGTTATCAGAGGAGGAGTTTGATAAATTTGCGACGATTAATACGGGTCGTGTTTCGATGGTTTTATTTGCCGGTTTAGTGGCTGCGGCTGTTGCCGGAGTTTAGAGTCTAATAGAGGCATGTTTGTATTTTTCATTATATATGCAGTAAATTTTATCATTTTTACTTTATCTTCTAAGGTAAATGTTCCTGCTCCACGCATCACGTGGGCCAAGAGCATTAACATTACATGTATGGATTCGTGTATTTCCAACATTATTGCATTTTTCTAGCCATTGCGGCCATACCTTTACTACCCGCCATCGATGCTTGTCTGCCCATTGATGCAGCACCTGAAGCCCCAGCTCTGAGTGCTTTTCCACCAGCAGTGTCACTTTTCATGGTAAAGTACCCACCCGCAAGGAATAAGATAAGCCAGAAAACGAGTGCGACGATGGCAAAGTTCTTTTCGTCTTTCTTCACACCATCTTTACAGTCTGGTTGGTTCATGATTTGAATAGCCATTGCTGAACTTGCGATACCCATGATAGCGTAAATGATAGTAAATACACCACCTTCGTTCTTTACAAATTTCGTGAGTAAAAAGACGATAGGGATAGCGATGGCAACAGCCATTGTGTGACTCATAAAATTTTTGAGGTTGGTAAATTTTTGACTACCCTGGATACCTTCACACTTGTTATAAGTTTGAATACCGAGGGATGTCACTGCGATATAGATTATACCGAGGACGATGGTAACCATAATTTGTGGATAACCAAGTTCCATTTCGATTTTTCCTTCTTTAAATTTTTTGACCGCGGCTGCTACTTTTGGATCGGCAGCTTCAAGAGTTTGTTGCATTGGCATTCCAGCTGTTGGTGGGTATGGTTGTACAACTGACATATTTACATTAGGTTCAGATTTTATTACCGGCTGAGGGTGTTGTATTGGCATTTCAGAGGTTGATGGATATGGTTCGATCCCTGCTGATGCCATAGCTTGTTTTTTCATACCTTGAGCTTGACCAACTGCATTTTGAGCTTTTCTTTTCATACTCTGTACCTGACCCTGTGCTTGATTTACCTGACTTTGAACCTTAGCTGCAGCAGCTTGTCCTTTGGCTACAGCAGCTTGTCCTTTGGCTACAGCAGCTTGTCCTTTAGCTTGAGCCGTGGCAACTTTAGCTTGAGCCGCGGCAACTCTTGCCTTGGCTGCCTTAGCCTTTTTCATCATTTTTACTGCCTTCATATTTGTTTGACTTATTATAGGGAAAGAAAATTAACAAGATCCTGCCTGGTCTTTTTTTGTTCCCACCCTAGAGATTTTAGTTTTTCTGATGATATGTAGTATCGACTATCGTTAAATGGTCTATCGTCTATATATGTTATCCAATTTTCGTATTTTTCTGTTTTCTTTATCGTTTTGATCATAAGTTTTGTAACATCCATAACTGATATTTCGTCATCTGATGCGATGTTATATATTTCCCCTGGTTCCCCTTTTTTCCAAACAATTTCGACTGCACTTACGACATCTTCTACGTGCATGAAAGCTCTTTTTATTTCGGCACTTTTGGTACCGTGTATCGTACACATGGCACCATTACGTAATGCATTTTTGAATTTTGGTATGAGTTTTTCTGGGTATTGGTTAGGGCCGTAGACGTTATTACATCGTATTGTTTTGATGTTCATTTTATACGAATCTATGTATGATTGAACTATCATTTCAGCAGCTGCTTTTGATGCGGAGTACGGGTTTGTTGGTTTTAAAACCCCTGTATTTTCGGAAAATGGTAGGTCTGATGTACATTCACCATATACTTCGTCTGTACTAAAATGTATAAATTCTACATTTGGTTTAAGTTCTCTAAATTTATCTAAAAGAACGTGTGTTCCGTATGCATTGTTTAGTGTAAAACTTTTTGGATCATTGAACGAGTTATCGACGTGACTTTGTGCAGCGAAGTGGAAAACCGTGTCAAAATCGTATTTATTGATTAGAGAATCAATTAACTTTTCGTTACATATATTACCTTCTATTAAGGTTGCTGTATTTTGTTTTACGTTATGTACATTAGAACAGTAGTCGAGTTTATCTAAATTTATGAATTGAATTTCGGGGTATTTTTCTTTCATAATATTTAAAAAGTTTGATGCTATGAAACCGCATCCACCCGTAACTAGAACGGTGGTCATTTATTTATCCTGTGCAAATTTTTTAAGTAAATTGCACACGCGATCAACATCATCGAGTGTCATACCATGATGCGCGCCTACCAAAAATCCGTTACGCATAATTTTATCTGAATTGAAAAAGTCCTGTTTGAATTCTCTAAATGCGGGGTGTCTTGTAATGTTTCCTGCAAATGTTACGCGTGTTTGAACGTTGTTTTCTTCTAGGTATTTTATAACACCGAGACGGTCATCACACTGAAGTGGTATAGCGAGCCAATTTGGTTTTTTAGAATCGTCTGGCAACGTGTAATAATTACACGTTTTGAGATTCTCTATGTATCTTTCAATTAACGTTCTGCGTAATCGTAAGAACCCTTCGAGTTTATCGAGTTGTACGAGTCCAAATGCGGCGTTCATTTCACATGCTTTTAAATGATACCCAGCAACACCATATAGAAACTTCCAATCGTATGGAATACCGTCGACCGAATGGTTAAACCTTTCTGAAGGTTCTTCGACGTTATCACCTATGCGTCCCCAATCACGGAACATAAGTGCGCGTTTATATTGTTCTATATCATTGAACATAACCATACCACCTATTCCACCCGCTGTAATAACATGACTCGCGTAGAAACTTGTCGTGCTTATATCCGTACATTTGTTTTGGGTAATTGTATCGGCTGAATCTTCAAGTATTGGTATATTTGGGTACATATTACGTATAGCTTCCCAATCCGGAACATTTCCTATAAGATTTGGTAAAAGTATGCATTTAGTTCTGTTTGTTATTGCAGATACTATATGAGCCATAGATGGAACATACGTGTTTAATTCGACGTCACAAAATTTAGGTATGAGTCCGAGTTGTAAAATGGGTGCTACCGTGGTTGCAAATCCACATGCAGGTGTAAGTACTTCTGAACCTCTGGGAAGATCGAGTGCGGCAAGTGCGAGTAAAATGGCACTACTTCCCGAGTTTACGAAAAGACCCATTTTTTTACCGAAGAGTAGCGATGTTCGTTTTTCGAATTCTTCTGTACGTTTTCCAAAACCGGCTAACCAACCATCTCTGAGACATTCTTCTACCGCTTTTATTTCTTCTTCTCCATATGATTCAAATTTATTAGGGGCGTACCAAACTTTATTGGTCATTGTATAATAAATTAGAGTCATTTATTCTTTATACCCATCCCAAGTTCTTTTTGGGTGGTACTTGAACGATCATATCATGTTCAAAATCAATGTAAGGTGTCATATTTTCTAAAGAATTTCCAAATTCAACCTTTGGGTAAATTTTTTGTGTTTCTGGTATAGGAACATCGGTTAATGTTTTTACGTTATAAGCTTCAGCTATTTTTACAAAATTAACTTCATCTCCAAATACTTCCGCTTTATCCGTTGCTACGTATTTTGATTTAAAATAACTGTCTTGAAACTGTTTAATTATTCCGTATCCACTATTATTTAAAATGGTAATATCGATATCGAGGTTATATTTTTTAACGGTTAATAGTTCTTGTATATTCATTTGAAATCCACCATCACCATCTATGCAAAATACCTTTTTATCGGGAGCTCCAATTGCTGCACCTATAGCACACGGTAGTGCAAATCCCATGGACGAGTTTCCGTAATTTGTAAATAATTTATGGTTATTTTTTATTTTTGCAGATTGCATAGTCCATACGAGATTACCACCTTGATCTGGTATGACTATGGCATTGTCAGGTATATTTTTGAAAAAGTGTGATAGATAATCATATACTTCAGAATCACCTTTTCTTGTTACTTCTTCGCCGTAGACAAATTTCCATTTATTTAAGGTATTTATCCACTTTTCAAATTGAACAGTTATTGGAGAATTTTGTACGTTAAGAAAAAATTCTTTTAAATCTGTACGTATTGAATAATCAATGTTTATATTTCTTTCGGGTAATTTTGTAATTTCATTTATGTCTACATCAATCATGATTTTTTTAGACGATTTTGAAAAAAGGGAACCATTACCACCAGTTTGCCTACTATCTAAACGCGAACCCATAATAATGAGTAGATCGGCATTTTGAATAGCATAGTTTGCACACCTATCTCCATAAACTCCATGCGAGCCTACACGTAATTTATGATCTGTTTCACATATATCAAATGCACCCCAAGATACTACGAATGGGATTTGTGTATATTTAATAAAATCCATAACTTCGTGTTCAACTTTTGCTAATTTAACTCCGTGTCCAATAACTAAGAGTGGTCTTTTTGATTCGTTAATGAACGGTGCTAAATCGTATTTTTGATCTTTCTTTTCGTACCATATATGGTTATGATAATGTCCGGGTACGTAATCTGGTATATTACTCATTTGTATATTTACGGGTAAATCCATGAGTACGGGTCCATACCTCGGTTTTTTAAGCATTGATAGTAAATTTTTTAATATTGGGTGTATATTTTTCGTTTTATCGACGTGTAATGCTTCTTTCGTGATGTGACTAAAAAGTTCTGTAACTGGCATTTCTTGAAAACCTGCTTGACGTGGTTGTGATGAAAAATTACTTAAATCTTCGGCTGTATTTACCTGCCCAGTTATGAAAAATGCGGGTATTGAATCGTACCAACATCCACATATTCCATTTAATAGATTTTGAACACCTGGTCCGCTCGTTACAGCTACACATGCAATTTTACCAGAGCTTCTATAGTATCCTTCAGCTGCCATTGCTGCAGACTGTTCGTGTTGAAAGCAATAATATTTAACGTTTGGGTTACGTGCTATAGCATTAATAAATGGTACGATAGCACCACCTGTTATTACAAAATAAGTGTCTATACCATTTTGGTGTAGCGTGTTTATTATGTAATCGCAGGCGTTCATTTCTAATATAGTACATAGAATCTTTAATTATATTTCCAAGAACTTCCTGGCATACCTAAAAGTTTATTTAATTCTTTTTCTGACATTTTATAGACATGTTCTTCACCGGGAAAATTACCGTTATGAACTTCTTTTTCGTAAGCACTTATAGCGTCATGAAAAACTTGTTCTCCGTTAATAAACTGTTTTATGAATTTGGGTTTAAATTCCCAAAATAAACCGAGTATGTCGTGTATTATTACTAATTGTCCGTCTACTCTTGGTCCGGCTCCTATACCATATACGGGTATTTTCAGTTCTTTCGATATAAATTCAGATACTTCTTCGGGAACAGCTTCTATGAGTAAAAGTGAAGCTCCGGAATTTTCAATGTTTTTAGCTTGTTCTAACAGTTTTTGAGCACTATCGTTCGTTTTGGCTTGTACTTTATACCCCCCTAATTTTGCACGTGTTTGTGGTGTTAGACCTAAATGACCCATTACGGCTATACCTGATTTTGCAATCGATTCAACACGTTCAGGTACGTATCCTTCTACCTTAACTGCATCCATACCAATTTTTATAAATTCACCTGCATTTTTAATAGCTATTTCATTTGATGGTTGATACGACATAAATGGCATATCGCCTATAAGAAATTGGTTTTCTGAACCACGTTTAACTGCTTTACAATGCATTAACATCATATCCATTGTAACTTCATTTAAACATTTCATACCATGAACAGTTGAACCTACTGTATCACCAATTATTATAAAATCAACGTTTGATTTATTTATGATTCGCGATGTTGGGTAATCGTAAGATGTTATACCTACACTTCTTATGTTATTCAGTTTGTTTTTGAATAAATTTAAGATAGTTCGCTTCATTATGTTATTTTCAAATAATATCTTTAAGTTAAAGATACAAATATATAAATATACATGAAGCTTACGTATACGATACAAGTGTGCAATGAGTCGAGGGAGCTTTTTTCCCTTTTAAATTTTTTATTAAAAGTAAAAGATGAGGGTGATCCTATAGACATTGTTATTGATAGTACGCATAAAACTGAAAAGATTGACATGGTTATAGAATATTTTAAGGAAGATATTAATGTTTATGAACGACCATTCGATACTTTTTATAAAAATGGACTCTATCACGATTCTGTTGCTACGGGGGATTATATATTCCACATCGATGCGGATGAAATGCCCGAGGAATTTCTTATTCGAAATGTTAAAAAGATAATACAAGATACTAATGCTGAAATACTTTTTATTCCAAGAATGAATATACACCCAGGTATAACAGAAGAATTTGCTAAGGAGTGTAAATTTAATGTGAATAATGTAGGGTGGATTAATTGGCCGGATTATCAAGGTAGGGTATATAAGAATTGCGAACACGTAACATGGACAGATGAATTACACACAAAACTTACTGGTTCTGATAAAGTAATTCGGTTACAACCTGAAATGAGGTTAGGTATGTGGCACATAAAATCTATGGAAAAACAAACAAGTCGGTGGAAAAAGGTCGAGAGTGGAGATTGGCCTTTTCAGAGACCTTCGGGTAGTTTATATGATACACTAATGTAATTAAAGAGTTTTTACGTTAGATATAAAATGAAGGTCGGTGTTTTAGGACCTAATGGGTTTATAGGCTTTAATGTGTTATATCGTTATAATTGGATTCCTATTACTCGTGAGGAAATAAACTTATTAAATAAAAAATCATGTGAAAGGTACTTTAATAATTATCATTTTGATGTTATTATACATTGTGCAGCGGTCGGTGGTCACAGATTAGTAGAAGATACGTGTGACGTGTTATATGAAAATATTATGATGTTCGAAAACGTTGCAAATGTTTTTAAAGGTAAAATTATTTATTTTTCGAGTGGTGCCGCAAAAAGAGGTAATCCACCTTCAGATCCTTATGGATTATCGAAATGGATAATAGATAAACGTATTTTACAATTGGAAAACGTGTATAATTTACGTATATGGGGGTGTTATGGGTATAGAGAACACCCGACTCGATTTAGTGCTATATGTAAAAATGAAGGTCACGTTTGTATAAATAAAGATAGATATTTTGATTACGTGGATATCGAAGATGTTTGTAAAGTAGTATTTGAATATGTAGTTGGTTATAGAAATTCTAAAGAATGTAATTTAGTGTATAGTAAACGGTTAAAATTATCAAGTTGGGCTAGGAGATTTGGTGCAACGTATGATATTGTGCACAAAAATGAAATGGGTGAATCTTATATATGCAATGAAAATAGACACGATTTAATTAAAAGATTAACAGTTATTAAAGAATAAGTCATTATTAAGTGTATAAATGTTTGTCGTAGTTACAGTTAATGATGAGTTATATAAACCCTTAGCAGAATGGACCGTGGATAAAAATAAGAAAGTGTATTGTGAAAAACACGGGTATACATTATATCATTCGGGTGATGCTGCTACAAATATAGCTAAAATGCCTTTTATGGCGAAATTACCACCTATACCAGAAACACATTACCCAATGGGGTGGGCTAAAGTATATGCTATGAAAGATGCCTTCGAAAAGTACCCTAATTGTGAATGGATTTTCAATACAGATTGTGACTCTATGATTACTAACATGGACGTTACATTAGAAGATCTTGTAAAACAAAACGCAGATAGAGATACACATGTTATGGTACCGGCGGATTGTAACGGTATTAATTGTGGGAACATGTTTGTAAAAAATTCACCAGTAGGAAAGGCTTTTCTTGATACTATTATAGCCGGTATGCCATTGTATAGAAACTGGTACATGTTTGAAAATCAGCTTATTCAGGACCTGTGTGTGGGTACGCATTTAACAGAACAAGGTGTTAGCCCGGGAGGTACGTTATGGGGTAGAGTTTGTAAAATTATATCCCAGCGTATTTTTAATTCTTACGATTATAAAGAATTACCATTATTGAAAGATCGAGAAAGTTATAGTGATATTATGGGTAATAATGGTCAATGGAAAGAGAGTGATTTTATGATTCAATGGCCTTCTACGAGTTTAGAATATAGGTTAGAAGCAGCAGAAACGTTATATAAAAGTGAAAAAATAATATCATGATAATGTAATGCTCGAAAAAGAATTAGAACATGTTGATGGGCTTAGTACATCTAATACAGATAACATGGCTGAACTCGAAGATGTTCTAAAATATTGTCAAATGGGCCGAGATTGTACAAAATCTGTTATGGATGAGTATACATCTTGTGATAAGATCAGTAAAGAGGTAATAGTCTGGTATTCTCATAATAGAAAAGTATTAAAACAGATGAAGGACTGGATGGATATTTACAAGGATGAATTTATCGAATATGAAAATAAGGTAAAAGAAGTTCAGAATAGAATAAAAAAATTAAAAAAGAATGTAACTAATAAATCTTGAGAATTTCTGCAACAGCAGGATGTCGTAAGATGTCACTGTTTTCCATGGTGACATGTTCGATATAGTTTAAGTTTAACCCATCTATTCTATTTACAAGGTCTTCGAGACCACTTTTATCACCCAGATCACTTTGTTTTAAATCACCTGTTATTACCAATTTTGTATTTTTACCAAGTCTTGTTAATAACATTTTCATTTGATTAGATGTACTATTTTGCATTTCATCTGCAATTATGTATGCGTTATCAAACGTTCTTCCACGCATAAAACCTAATGGTTCTATATGTACGTGGTGTTCGAGTTGTCCCCTTGTTAAGTAATTTTCAAAAACGTCTATCATTGGTCTCGTCCATGGTTCCATTTTTCTTTCCATTTCCCCTGGAAGATATCCCATATCTTCATCCGCACCTACTATTGGTCGTGTTAATACTAATCGATTAATGTTTCTATTCATTAAATTTTCAGTCGCGAGTTGGCACGCAAGCATGGTTTTACCTGTACCTGCAGGACCAGTGGCTATTATGATAGGTTTATGTGACTGTAATACTCGCATATATTTACACTGACCAGGTGTTTTGGGGAAGTTCATTGGTTCAGTTAAAATACTTAAGGTTTTTTTTTCTTATATATTTATATAATGGTTTGTTGTAGTTTAAATAGCTTTACAGGTAGTTTATCCATTACTAAGGTGGGTAAAAGAAAAACAATAATTACTAAATGTGAATCAGGTCCTAATTATGCATATTCTGACCAGACTTTTGAAGATGTTAATACGATGTTGGTGAAGTATTTTACATTTAGATCTGTACAATACACAATAGGTCAAGTTTATGAGACGGATCCATCACTCATGAAACTAGAATTTAATTGGTTAATTGATTTTGCAAACGAGAATAAACCAAGTTCAGGTGATCCTTTTGTAGAAGCTCTGTATGATGCAGGGAAACCCGAGCTTGCAAATAGAATAATGTCAAATAGAGATGGATTAATGAGGCAATGGATACATGAAATAACAAGTACGGGTGGTTTAGATGCAGGTATAGCAATGACTAAACACAATATGGATTTGTCGATAAAACAGTTGGATAAATCACTTAACTTGACTGCAGAACCAAGTAAATCCTTAGACGAAGTATAAAGATATATTGGTATAATGTAATATGAAGTTTTATTTTATAGGTATTTTAAAAGGTGGGTATACAACAATAACCGATCCGGATGGAAAACCACGTATCATTTGTTTTAGTAAGAAAAGTAGCGCTAAAGAATGTGTAAATTATATGAGTAAATACCGTTCAAATTACGGTGTATGGCCGGATATGAATTTAGAAAACCCGGTTTCTCGTATAAATCCCGATAAAACTGTTAAAAAAAGAACACCTGAAAATATAAGGGAATATATTTTCACGGAACAAATGATAAAGAGTCAGCTCGATGAAATGTCGACTGGAACGGGTGTTTCTTATTTTTATTGTCATGGTTTTGAGTATAATAATGATTTATTACGAATATCAATAACTGGTCAGAAAATAGATGGTGAAATAGACGATAAATATTATAAATCAAGGTTAGATACAAGGTTAAAGAATGTATAAGTATATAATATAAATGTCGTTTGTAAAAGAGTTTGATCCTAAAAATGAAGAGCACGTTCTCTGGTTACAAAAAATTGATGGGGTTATGGTACGTGTTACAGATCCGTCACAAGGTGGTATGGATATGATGAAGGTCGTAAACGAAAATCCTATGGGTGTTAAAATGAAAAGTCCGATGGATTGGGCACAATCACATTTTCAATTGTGTATGAAATATTCACAAGCTGTCCTGCGAGGAGTAGCTCATATTCCGACTAAGGGGTCGGCTAATTAAATTTGATGAAGACCGTGTTCTTGGTCGTGTTAATTGTGTCATTCGATGATATTCTTTTAATGTAAAATTTTGTGGTTCTGCGTCATTGTCCATGCGTATGAGTAGTATTCGACCAAAAACGAGCATATTTGTGAAAGGTCTAGGTAACCTATTTTTGTTTAAGTTTAATTCAAAAGGTGAATCATCTGGGTCACATTTAACTATGACAACTTGTTCATCAGGCCATTGACCTAGAAAGCTTGCTTTACCTTTTAGAAGTTTGTATATTTCATTTTTATTTGGTGATATATCGATGTCAATATCGTGTATATCGTTTCTTTTTTCATTTATTAAGACAGCACGCGTCATCTATTTTTGACCAATAAAAAAAAGTTGCTTTTAATAAATGGACATCATGATTAAATTGCTTATAGCATTGATAATCGTATATATTATACTCGACAAAACAGAATTATATCAAAATCTTGTGTTAGATACAGCGTGGAAAGATACTCGCGTCAAAAAAGAGGGTACTACTACATCCGACCCGTTTAATAAGTGTTCGCCTGAATCGTTTTCCGATTGTAAAAAACCTAAAATGGAACACCTAAGTAGATATTAAATTATAAAATAAGGTAAATAAGATGTTATCAAGAGAATATACAAAGTCTAAATACGCTGATATTTTTGACTTACCAGAAGATCATGCTATAGTTCACAATTTAGAAAAACATACGTGGAATTGGGCATATTTACGATCGATTGAAAGGGGTGATACTCCTGCATCTAATAATATAAACCATGTTCAAAGGTACAAGCATAAGTTTTTGAGCATGATGTATAATTTGAAAAATTCACCTAATTTAAAGGAGCGTATATTGAAAGGTGATATTAAAACATCTGCGGTTATAAATTTGTCTCCACAGGGTCTTTGGCCAGGTGGTCCTCATGCGAAAATGGCTGAAACTATAGCAAACGATGATATGAAAAAACAACACGCAGCTAATTTCATGCACGATAAAGATTATAAGGGTCTATTTAGGTGTGGTAAATGTAAATCGTATAAGACAACTTTTTACCAAATGCAAACACGTAGTGCAGATGAACCTATGACAGTATTTATTACGTGTCACGCCTGTAATAATAGGTGGAAATCTTAAATTTCAATTTTAATTGCATATTTTGTGTGTGTAAGATCCGTTGGTTGATCACCAACCGATAATACATAGTTTAGACCCGTTTTAACTTTTACATTCCCCTTTTCATGGGCCGGTGCTATAATAAGAGTATCGTATGGTATATTGTAAGCATATAACTGCCATTTTGTGAATGTTAAGGTGTGTGTATTTTGGGGTCTAGCCGTTATAATAATTATTTTATACCCTAATTTTTTTGAATACCGTAATAATTCGATTATTGGTGTATTACCTTTTCCGTTCGTAAAAATGAGAGTATCGTCTATATCGAACATGACTGCATCTTTATCATCTATTATTCTATTTCTAAGAACACTTTGAATAGTATTCATACGATATATTAGAATGTATAAACATTATTATTATGCGTAAATCTCTTTAATAAATAACATACTCTGAAATAAATGGAAAGACAAATCGTCGATATTGAATATGACGATGGTCATACATGTATAGCTAAGATAGTAGAAGATCTTGGTACTGAGTATAAAGTATCTTTATTGGAATATTATGGTTACGAATTGTGGAAATTCGATGATGAAGAATGCGAAATTGTTTCTAAGGATTCGGTATCTGGGTTTTATGATACAAAATTTCTCGAAACAACTGGTTTATATGAAAGACTTGCGAATGATTATTATACACCTGTAGATCCTTCTGATACTGAATATGTATTACCAAGTGATACCGACGATGATTCGGGTTCCGAAGTTAGTCTTGAGAATGAATTTTAAATAAGTGATTTAATTAAAGAATTAACGTAATTAATCTATATAATGAGAGAACAATTACTAAAAGCATTAATTAAACACGCAGAAGGTATGATTGAAAAGCATCGCGCAAACGTTGAAGTATATTTAATGAACCCGGCAGGTATAGGAGAACACTCCAATATCATTGAAGCCATCGAAATCGAAATCGACGCTATGTCTAAATACCACGACCAAAAAGAGGTCATTGAAAGATACTTTTCTTAAAATAATTTAACTACGACTTCTCGGAGGTATATTTCTAGGACTAGACTTAGAACTATTACTACCGCTATTACTATTATTATTTGGTTTAGTTTTTACATTTTTGATTTTTAATACCCTTTTAATAACATTAACCATTCCAGTTTCCGTATTTTTATTAGCCAATTCCCTTATATTAGTATTAGTAAAATCGGAAATTCTTTTTTCTAAGTGATTAATCATATTTTGACCAGGTTTTCCGAATTTTCTTAATTTTTCGTATATATTTTTTATACGCATCTGACGTGTTTCCCATTTATTTTTATCATTTTTAATAATTTGTGTTAATTGAGATTTAACAACCATTTTTATAGTATGAGAAATTAAAATTAATATAACTCATCTTCCTGATTCGTTTTAATAACACAATCCGAAAGTGGATACGAGACGCATAACATCGCGAATCCATTTTCAATCTGTTCATCGTCCAAGAAAGATTGATCTTCTTGGTCTATTTTACCTTCGATAATCTTACCCACACACGTCGAACACGACCCCCCTCTACACGAAGACGGTAAATCAATACCTTCATTTTCAGCTGCATCCAATATAAATTCATCGTCGTCACATTTTATAACCTTTTCACCATCTGGTGTATCGAGCGTAACCTTGAAACTTTGGGCACGCGTTTTAACATAAATAACCCGTTTCGGGGTATAAACACTAACCGGAATTGGTCGAACAGAAAACATTTTTATTTTAAAATACTACCATATCTTTAATTAAAAATATCAGGTAATAGTAAATGAATAATACATACATTCTCTTATCATCTGTTTTTCTTGTTATAATTTTATATACTTACGTGTATGATCCTAAAGAACGATATTGTACGATGTGCGGTAAGTAAAAAATATTAGGATATACTAGATATGACTTTTCCTTTTCGTAAAAGTAAAAAAGGTGTAGAAAAATCCCCTTCTAAAATGAAATTGAAACCAGGGCAAGCTGTTAAACTTGTAACGCCTAAAAAGTCGAAAAAGCCGAAAAAAGCCGTAACGTGGGCGAAAAAATTAGAAAACGTGAAAAATTATAATAAGAGTACTACAAAAAGAACGAATTGGATTATAAAATCTAATAATGAAAAAAATACGCAAAAAGAAAATCAAAGAATCCTGTTAAATATTATGAATGCGAAGGGTAAAGCCAATGAAGCGGCAAAAAGAGCTCAGAAGATAAGACCTAAGTCGGCTAATATAAAATAAAAAAGTAATGTATGAAAGATCCATTTAAGATTCGTGTCACTAAGAACGATAAGAAGATCAAAAAAGGATTGTATACACAAAAGTATATAAGACTTAAACAGGAAATATTTAATAATAGTAACAAAACGATTATAAATAACCTAAGTTACTCCGAAACAAATAAAAAAATATACAAAAAAGATGGCTCCATATAAACCACCAAATACGCACTACAGTCAGTTTGACGTTTCCATGTATAACGAAGATGACATTTTCAAGTTTATTGGTAAAAACGGTAAGAAGTTTTATTGGCTAACGCGTTACCTTGAGTTATCGTATATGTGGTACGATAAACAACGCAAAGTTATCGAGCTTTGGGGCCCGTTTGAGTCGCTCCAGAATTTTCAAGCACACCACATTTTAGAGTGTGAATTAGACCTAAGTTGTAATAAAATCGAAGTATAAATTAAATAATAACCCAAAAATGTTAGCAAGACCACGCTTACAGAATAAGGACACAGATCGTCATTACTCTGCTCGTGATAATCTCAAACCCGGCTCTTTTCTTTACGAAATCGTACATTCTAAGGATGTTCAACCATCTGAACCAAAGATTTTTCATGTTCAAAATCATGAAGATTATTTAACAAATTTAGAAAAAAATTATAAATATTATGGCGTTCCTTTTAAAAAGCCTAATGTTGAAGAAATACCACCGTATGTTCATAATAATACACCTATTGAAAAACATATCGAGTATTTAGATACGGTTTCTGTTAAGCTTAATGTTTTGAAGAATGGTAAAGTTCGAGTTAAGCTTTTAACTCAAATGGCCACTTTGAATGAAAATTATTATTCGAAGGCTAAAGTGCCTCCTATTAAGAACGTTTTATCTGCTTTAAAGGCGCACGGATACTCTAAAGAGTTTATAAATATTACCGAAGAAAAATACAAAAAGAGACAAAAGCTTATTCGAGTGAAGGGTGAGAAATTGGATAAGTATTTTGATACACCTTCGATGAGTTCTAAGGCTAGAAAGAAAGGAATGAAGAAGAAAAAGGAAAAGGAAAAGGAAATGGAAAAGGAAATGGAAAAGGAGGAAGAGCCACAAGATGAAGATGACGACGAAGTACGAAAGGATGACGACCCCGAAGAAGATGAAGGATTGGATGTAGAGCAAGATGAAGAAGATGTGGTTGAAGATGAATACGTATCAGATGGTGGAGACGATTAAAACTTAAGTTTTTACAAGATATACACGCGTTTAAAATAGGATAAAGGAGAATTGTAATAATAATATTAAGATGAACCGTAAACGGTTCTTTAAAAAATTTAGGAAAAAACTAATAAAAAAATGTAAGATAATACGAGAAAAAATTACAAATACACGTATTAAATGTTATAGAGTATGGAGAGAAAACTGGTTAATTATCATATTTATATTCTTGTATTTAAGTATAATGGCGAACAACCTCTTAGTAAGATCTAAAATATTTAGTTCTCCACCTCTTAAAATTGAAAAGAAAGAAGAACCCAAACATGTACCATATAGTAGTTTTTTAAGAGGTGTTAAGAAGAATGATATCATAAAAGCAGAAATAAATCCCAATGCAGACGTTGTTTATTTTGAAGAAAGAAACGGAACTATTGGTAGTTCGTATTATGTTCCTTCAGACGATTTCTGGAGAACTATGACGGATAGTCAAGTCGAATATGATATATTAAGATTACCACAAACTAATCTTAATGAGTTTGTTTCATTTATTTTTATTACTATAGGATTTTTTGCTCTTTTTCGTTTAGTATTTGGAGCATCAGGTAGTGCTAATCCTTTTAGTATGAGTAAAACTGATATTGAGGTTGAAAATCAAATATTAACTAGGTTTGCAGATGTTCAGGGTATAGACAATGCTAAGGATGAACTTGGGGAGATTGTTGATTTCCTTCGCGAACCTGAAAAGTATTTTGGTACGGGAGCTAAAATTCCTAAAGGTGCGCTTTTGACAGGTTCTCCGGGAACGGGTAAAACGCTTTTGGCGAGGGCAATTGCAGGTGAATCATCTGTACCGTTTATTCAATGTTCAGGATCGTCCTTTGTTGAGATGTTCGTTGGTGTAGGTGCGAAACGTGTAAGAGACGTATTTGAAATGGCTAAAGAAAACCAACCGTGTATAGTTTTTATAGATGAGATAGATGCAATTGGTAAAAAACGGTCTAATAACGGGTTTGCGGCTAATGACGAGCGCGAACAAACTATTAATCAGTTATTAGTCGAGATGGACGGTTTCGAAAACGAAACGGGAATTGTTGTTATAGCGGCGACAAACCGAATAGATATTCTTGATGAGGCTTTACTTAGACCGGGTCGTTTTGATCGTAAGATACAAGTTTCTTTACCAGATGTACATGGTCGAGAGGAAATTCTTAAGGTTCATTGCAAAGATAAGACTTTACGTAAAGATGTAGAATTGAAAAATATCGCAAAACAAACCATGGGATTTACGGGTGCAGACTTGGCAAATCTCATGAATGAGTGTGCTATTCGTTCGGTTCGTGATGGTAGTGAAGGTATCATAACACCTGATATTGTAGAGGATGTATATCAAAGAGTTGTTGTAGGTGCAAAAGGAAGTCGTTCTGTTTCGGATGCGCGTAAAGCGCGTGTTGCGTATCACGAGGCGGGACACGCCATTATTGGTGTTCTTATGCAAGATTATGATGAGGTTCGTAAAGTGAGTATTTTACCACGTGGTGATACGGGTGGTGTAACGTATTTTCAACCAGCGACGGACGATATCGGTATGTATACGAAAGATTATCTACTTTCTCAGATTAAAGTTGCACTCGGTGGTCATGCAGCCGAAGAAATCGTGTATGGACGAGAACATGTTACAACGGGTGCATCTAACGATTTTGAACAGACGTTTAGAATTGCTCGTGATATGGTAACGACGTATGGTATGAGTGAAACTATAGGTAAGATGAATATTGATCCAAATCATATTTCACCACGGACGGCGAGTCATATTGATATAGAAGTACATGATATAGTTGAAGTGTGTTATACGGAAGTGAAAGAACTTCTTAATACGTACCGCGTGAAACTTGAACACTTGAAAGATATACTTGTCGAAGAAGAAATAGTTGATGGAAGTCTTGTATATGAAATGGTAGCATCTTGTGATTTGAAAAGTCGTATTAAATCAAAGGATGATACAATACAAAAGTATATAGATGCGTATGATAGTTTTGACCAGTATAGAGATGGAGATGATATTATTTTACCGTAATATAGTATATATGGATACTGAAGGTGAAATATTTTTTTTAAGTGCGGCGTGGTTTATGATAGGTAGGCGGTTTTTAAAAAATTTTAAATAATTATACTTTTTTCTCAGTGTAATATAAATGTCTAGGGTCGGTGTTACAAATAGAACTCCTGCGCGAACATCTAAACCAACTGAAGAAAATGTAGTAAAATTGTCAAACGACTTTAAAAAAGTGACTAATTTGTTAAAAGACTATATTGAAACAGCAAAAAAAATGCAAAATGACTTGAACAAATATATTCAAAGAACAAATATTACAAATAAGACACCAAACGAATTAAAAGCGTGGAATAAATTTGTAAAGGATTATGAAAAAATGATTAATAAACACAAAAAAGAGATTATTAACGTGAAAAAAGTGAGAAATGAAATAAATCGTAAGGGTCAAATAGCTACGAGAGGTGCAAAAATAAATAAGAATACTTTGAAAAAAATAGCTAAAAATTTTAATATTAAATATTAAAAAAATCTATCGCCTAAGTAAAATGAAATTCATATAAAATTTAAAAAAAACTCTTTCAAGTTTCGATAGATAATATACGAAAGTTGATTATATTTAAAGAAGACGTACTACATTCATAATAATGAATTATATTGCATGGGATACTGAAACTACGGGTCTTCCAAAGAGGACCTTGGTTAAGGGTGAAAAGGCTAGTATTTTAAACGTTGATAAGTTTGATAAGTGTCGAATGCTAACATTGGCATTTGTTAAATATAGTTCCAAAGGTCGCGAACTTGGTTCATACCACGGTATTGTGTATCCCGATACATTTGATGTTGCGGCAACTCACGTCCATGGTATTACACAGGAAATGGCCCGAGAAAATGGCCAACCATTTGGTCATATTTATGCATCGTTTAAGGAAGCGACGCGCGATACGAAACTTCTTATTGCGCATAATTCGCAGTTTGACGAAAACGTTTTCTTTTCGGAGTGTTACCGTCGAGGTTTTAGTGTTGAACCTTTTAAAGATGTGACGTTTGTTGATACGCTCAATATGGCGAGAACTTTGTATCCTACACTTCGTAACCACAAACTCATAACTGTGTATGAACACATTTTTGGTCGGGGGTTTGAAGGTGCTCACGACGCACTGAACGATGCACGTGCATGTGGAGAAGTGTATCCGGTCTTACGCGATCCTCAACGAGAATTTAAGGATATAGGCGTTGAAAAGGTTATACTGAAAGCGTCTGAAATTGCGGCTATTATTGGTAAGAATCAGTATAAGAAACCTGCTGAGATCATTGATAATCTTTGGAGTAAATATAAACCGGAAACATTCGAGGGTAAGACGAAGGATCAAATGGGTTTGGAAGCTATATCGAAGTGTCAGCTTGCCAGGGATATGTTAAAAGACAGTGAGTCATATAAGTCTATTAACTCGTCGGATGTTGAACAAAAGTGTAAGGCGGTTGCAAATCAAATCGATTTGTATTCCAAATTGAGAGGTGAAGATAAGAAGCACGCGGAGGGTTATTTGCGTAAAGTTCTGTATACGAATCACGGTACGCGTCACGAGGATAGTACGGCGTCTAATTACGATGACCTTGAGGTTGATGAGAAGTTTTATTCGTACCCCGTATGTTCAATTGAAGGTACAATGTATGAGATTGTTGGACGGATTGATAGAATTCACACGGACTGTGACGGTGTTACAACGATCGTGGAAATAAAGAATAGGGCGCGTGGTTTGTTTAAGAGAGTTCGAGATTATGAAGAGATTCAGTGTCAAACGTATATGGAGATGTTGGATATTGATAGGTGCGAACTTATCGAACAGTATAATGATTCGCGACTTGGTTATGAGATTAAACGCGATCGCTTAACGTGGATGAGTGAAGTCAGGCCAAAACTTAAAGGGTTTTGTGAGTATTTCCACGGTTTAGTTTCTAAAAAAATGTAATGTAAATATAAAAGTAATAAATAATGAATAATAAAATCACAAAACGTATTATTGAACAATTAGAATTAAAACTTTCTGTATTAAATTTTAATTTGAATAATAATAACAGGAAACAAATAGAAAACCCAAATAAATATACATCTAATAATAAAAAAGCTCGTATTGAACTTGAAAAAACCCGTAATAGAGTGAATCGCACACTTGAAAAATTAAGGATGGGACCAAGACCAAAACCAAAATCTACACCTAAAAAACCAAAACCACCACCTAAAAAACCAAAACCTCCACCTAAAAAATAATTTGTTAGTCTATTATAATTGGATAATGTCTCAAACAGAAAAACGTGAAATTCATTATAAAGAACTCCTAAAAAATATAGAAAATAAAAAACGTCAAATAAAAGAACATTCTAATAAGGCAAGAAAATTAGGTTTAGTATCATCAGTTGAATATCATAAAAAACATAATATTTTACAGATGAAACGTAATTTAGTAAAAACCGAGAAAATGGTAAAAAATATTCAAGCTCAAGTTAGGAAAAGCTATTTGAATAAGAAAATGATTGAATCACAAAAAGGGTTAAGAAAAAAGAGAGAATTTACACCTTCAAAATCTAAACTTGGAAATAAACCTAAACCTAAAAAAACAGCTAAACCCCCTACTGTACCTAAAAAAACATCAAAACCTAAAAAAACAATTAAAGGGTTTGCTGTTCTATTTAATAATTTGAATATGTCCAATTAATTTAAAATGTATAATAAATAGTAGTATGAAAACGTTCATATTTCCACAGGTATATTTAGCTTTTATTTCAACTGTAACGGCATTTTCGTCGAGATTTTATATAAATTCAATGAGTAAGGATTATGAAATCAGGTTAAAAACAAGGAATCTTTAAGAATAAAAGAATGAAAGAACTATTCTTAAAAATTACTGCAATGTCTTTTGCATCATTTGCCGGATCTTATATTGGAACACAAAAATGGTTCGATAAACACGAAAAAAAATAACATAATGTACTTATATATGAATAAATCTAAAAGTGTTGCATTGGGCGTACTTGCATTAACGTGTTTGTCAGGTGCAGGTGTAGGAGCTGGTACGGGTATGTGGTTAGGTTATGTACTTGATAAAGAGAGTCGTCCGCGATCTTAAGGGTTAAAATTAAATCGTCGTAGATAGTATGCTGAGAACCCCCCTTCTCTCATCTACCACCTTTACCAGCCCACGTTCCTTAAAAGTATCTAGAAACATAAAAACACGTGTTTTAGCAATAAATGACGATACGGAGAACCTTCTAAAAATACAAATAGATATTGAACGAATGAAGGGTCATTTGGTACATTCTGAAGGCCGTCAAGAAAAGGCATATATAAAGATTATAATGGATCTTGAGAAAAAGCGGGACGCTTTAATAAATATTAAAGAAAAGAAGTTATAGTATTATAAATATGAATACGTTGTGTAAACCAAAATTTAATGTCGTGTGTAAAACAAATAATTCGAAAACGATTAAAAAGAAAGTCCCTAAATATACTACGCATAAAGATCTTAAACTTGAAATGAATAAAGTTAATCCTTTAAAAAAGTTTTTAACTAAGTTCTTCGGTGAGGAGATCGATTACAAAAAGTTTAATAAGGAATCAATGTGGGCAATCCGTATAAATGAAGATGATGATACAGATGGTAAAACAAAAAAATGGTAAAATCAATTTTTATTGTGGTGACTAAAACTCACGATAATAAAAAGTGTTCGATATAAATGTTTGGGGTTTCATCTTCTTTTTCTTCTAGATGTAACACCTGGTGACATAGGAGATTTTTTTGCTCCAGTGAAACGAGTTGATCCGGATTTATTTGAACGTGCTGATCTTGGAGGACTTGATGGTAAATTATTACCACTGTGAAAGTTGGAATTTACGTTATTTTCTTGGTTCTCAATAGCATTTATAGAATGGTTAAAAAATCTTTCTGCCATACGATGTCTCTCATTCGCGTTTACTCTACCATAACTATTTAAAAAATTCCTAGCAGCGCTTCTCATGTTTTCTGATATTAAAACACGTCTTCTATGATTTCTAAAACGGCCAATATTTTGATTATGAAATAAACGTGCGTCTGGGTATATTGTGTTTGCGAGATCCTGTAATGTATTTCGATGTATTGTATTCCATGTAGATATCCCTCTAGTATTATTTGAGATCCTTCGTAAATAATGCATTCTTCTATTGGTGCAAGTATCACACTCATCTACATGAAACCCGTGTGGGCATTCGTAATATTGTTGTGGAGCCATATTTATATATACTAATATTTTTTCCTCAGTCTATTATAAATGGTAAAGCAAATAAAGGAAACTTCCTTAGAAGATGCTTATAAGACAATATTAAAATTTTTAAGTGATAAGAAAAGACGAAACTATAAAGAGGTATTTGTAAGTTCTAAAAGAAATAGAAAAGTATTTCCACTTAGTGTAATTAGAGGTATGGAATCTGATATTAAGAACAGTAAAGGTTCTAATGTAATTAATTATTTTAGATTATACTATAATTCGAAACTTGATAATGGTAGTAATATGCGAAAGAAAACACCTGAACCTTATTCAAAAAATGTTAAAAATAATAAAGGTGTAATGTCATTCGTTGGACCTATATCTAAAGGTCTTGTACCTTATACAAAAAAATCTAAAAAGCCTCGAAAATAAAAAGTTTATTATTACTATAGGGCTATGTCTAATAGTAATAATAAATCGAAGAAAAGGTACAATCAGGAATCAATTGATACTGCTTCACGTATGAGTGAAAATATTACTCTATCTCCATCTCCTAGTAAAAAAAATACTCCATCTCCTAGTAAAAAAAATACTCCATCTCCTAGTAAAAAAAATAATAAAAATTATGAAAATTTATTAAATAAACTGGGACGTGCGGGAATAAATGGCACACCAAGCCCGGTAAAGAAGCCTACCAGATCTACAAGTTCGGGTAGTATCCCCCCAAAATTGGGTTCATCATTTTTTAAGTCAGAAAGTAATACATCGGAAGAGAATATTTCTATTGCACAAACAAAGTCAAAGTCAAAGTCAAATTCGGAATCGGGTAAGAATATTTCATTTACTTCAACAAAAAAGACACAGGTGACAGCTAAGAATATTTCATTTAATTCGACAAAGGCAACAACACCAAAGTCAAGTAAAAAGAAAACTGTTTCCCGTGCTTCAACACAGGCGTCGTCAAAGCCAAAGCCAAATACACAGTCAAAGCCAAAGCCAAATACACAGTCAAAGTCGAAGCCAAGAACAAAAAGGGTAGAAAAATTGAAGAAGGAAATAAATAATCTTAAAAAGGACCAAAAAACTCAGGCAATGCCAAGGAGTGTGTATATTAGAGAGATTAAAAGGTTGCAAGCGGAGATTGCAAAATTAGAGGAAAATAAACAATCAGCAAACTCAAACACGGGCTCAAACTCAAACACTGGCTCAAACTCAAACACGGGATCATCTTTAAGAAGTTATACGAGTCAAGAGGCGTCGTTTCAAAAGGGTAGGAATGTGCAAAAATCTTTTTCACCTATGAGTATAAATAATAAATCTAAATCTAGTCCATATTCAATGATGAGTATCAATGGTAGTATGGCTGGTTCTACTAGAAGTACTCCATCTGGAACTGTGAGACGAAGCTTACTTGGTGATATGAGTCGCGTGCTAAATTTAAGTGCAAACCAAGAAAGTAGAGAGGCAACGACTTCGAAGAAGAAATCGAAGAAGAAATCGAAGAAGCGTTCTGATAAATAAAAATCGTTGTATATTATACAATGCAAACTCCTGAGTTAAAAAAGAAAAAAGCAGAACTTAACAAACTTGTTAAAAGGTTTTATGCTAAAGAGTTACAGATTAAAAGAGCCATAAAAAATACATCAAGGAATAAGTATATAAAGGAAATACGTATTATACATTCAAAAATTCAAAAATTAGTTGCCGATTCGAAAATTCAAGGCTACCACGCGTATGGTTCACCAGTTAGGACACCAGTTATGTTCAATCGTAATAGATCTAATGCTACTCCTCCTACGAGTAGATCTAGAATTATTAGTCCAATAAATTTTGAAAAGAATATGAATAGATTACAAAAAGATATTTTAATAAATAAAAAAAATCCGTTTAATTCACCAAAAAAGTCCTAAGAAATAAAAATATTAACCAATAATAAAGATGGAAACAAATACAATTTTGTTATTGGTGGCCGCTGTATTGACAGTTGCTATACTTACTAATGTTACTCAAAAAGGTAATAAAAAGACGGGTGGTTGTGGATGCACCCGTGGTAAAAGAATATCTGATCATTTCCAAACCTAAAATATATATGATTTTGTGATCTTTCCAGGATGACAAAATTAAATTATAAAATGTTATATATATTATACAAAAATGACAAATTATATTTTAACTGGGAATCTTGATGTAAATGGAGATATGGCAATTCATGGGACTGTATACGATATTAAAAGCCTTGGTGCTTTGGTGAAAAAATTAGAAGAAGGGGGGTATAAAAATATAATGGAATTAACTCGTAATCAAAGAACACTTGATTGTAATTTGGAAGTTGATGGAAATCTTATTGTGGTAACATTTGATTGTTCTATAACATCTAAATTATTTACAAGTGGATCATTGACAATGCTTAATACAGAAGTTTTGGAATAATAGCACGTGGTAATCTTCTATATAGTAACTATGGTTATTTAGACATACTTACTATATACACACAACATGTACTGAAAATCACACCAATATAAAATTAAGGAAAACGATATCATAGTGTTATTTATTATTGTTACACTACTGTTTGAACAATAGGTTTTGGGTTATACGCTGATAAATATCAGCCGAATGTTCTTTCCAACGTGGGATTTTGTTTCCTTTGAGTATGCATGTATTGATTGGTTTATCTTGCCATGTTGGGATTTCATTTCCACTGAGTACGTTTGGGTAGTTTTGTATGCACTTCTTCATAATTTGTTATATATTCATTACAACGTTATTCTTTAAATTATTTTTATTTTATAATTAATCTCCATTGTCTAAATATTTTATAGTCTCTCCATTAAGAATTTTGATATTTGTTTCCAGGCCAAATACTTTTTCCTTGAGAACTTCAACTTCTTTGGCATATTCACTCTTTTCTTTACAAGCTTCTTTCAATAATTTTTTCAATGCCTCTATTTTTTCTCTTTCCTCCACAGTTGCATTTATTTTTATTGTTCGTACAATATTTTTCCATTCCATTTCAAAGTTTTCCATTTTATTTATGAAAATATTCTAATATT